CATTCCCAGCGTCGGATACTACAAAATTAGATGACCCTGTGGTTGTGAATGCATGGACTCTGTAGAATCTTCCTTCACTGTAAGTGTCTGGAAGTATTGTTCCGCCAGTAGCAATAATGGGAATAAAAGTTTTTTCAGCAAGTTTGTAATTATGAGTGTCATAGACTAATTCAACAAAATAAAACTTTTTTACAAAATCAGCACCAAAGTTACCGCTAGCTGGGAACGTGTACTCGAGCATTTCAAAACGTACGTAACTGGAGTCCTTCACATGAACAATATCTTTATCAATCGATACACCAATCTTGGTGAACCTTTGAGTACCTGAACCGCCAGATGGAGCAAGGAATGCGGTATCAGTTGGCAGAGCCTTAAGTCTTATGTTGTAAAGATCCCCAGAACTTTGTGCAAATTGTGCAATAAAGTATGTTGTATTATTTGTTAGCCCAGTTGCTGCAGCACCTGTAGTCGTGTAGAAAACCATAGCGCCTACATAGTAATCAAGTCCTGCACCTGCAGTTGTGCCAACCAGAATGCTCTCTGCTGTATATCCTAAAACAGTAGAGATACCGTTTGAAGCAATATTTCCTGTATACCCCTGATTGCTACCGTCAAATTCAATTGAGGCTCCCTGCTCGACAGCGAGTGTAATCTGAGTAACTGGGTTTACGTTGTTACCAGCAAAAGTACGTGCTTGATTTGCAAGTTGGAATGTTCCAGATAATGATGCGGTAATGGGAATTAGATCGCCATCAGGAGTAGCACTTACTTGAAATGTTGAGGTACTTGCTCCTAAGCCAGAAGTTGTCTTCAGATACACAACCCCGCGAGGGTTGGTAGTGAAGTAACCTGCTCCACCAGTTACTGCGTAATACAAAGGTGTGCCTAGTGGCTGACCAGTAAAGTTCTCAGTGGTATGTGAAACTGTAATTGTATTTGTAGTAGTACTAACTGCAGAAATAGCACTTGTTACTCCACCAACTGTTGCAGAGTTTGACCAGTCAATGTTTAGGGTAGAAAGAGTGTTTGACCCATCGAAGGTTTGTGCAGTTGCAGAGTTAGTTGAATCAAATGACTTTGCAGCAGTATTTGCTGCCTGAAACTCTTGAGAGATTGTTGAGTTAAGGTTTAGGAAGTAAAACGGAGTATTTGTCTTAAAGCCGTGTGAACTTTCAGTTGTAACAGTTAATGTAGATATTGATTCATTATCTGTGACAATTCCAGCAGCATCAGCAACTCGAATCTGAGAACCTTGGAAAAACTCACCTGTAATGATAGATGAGTAAAGATCCTCAATTGACTCGCTGTTAGGCTGATTTGCTCTGCAGAGGTATGTAAAGGTAGTTGAGTTAGGAATTGAGTTAACAATGTATGAGCCATCAGCAGTTACTGACTTAGTTCCAGTTACTTGAATTGGGATGCCGACAGAGACTCCATGCTCAAGTGCTGAGATAACTGTAATTTCACGAGTACCAGCATTTGTAAGAATTGAAGTAATACCTGGAAGAGTTGTATCTCCACTCTTTGAAAAGAATGACGGAGTGTTATTGATTAACTCAACAGTTTCCCATTTGGTTGGCTGTAGACCGTATTCAAAGTCTGTGTCAATTAGGTTTTCAGGTTGACTGACACGAAGTTTAGTTACTGGATCAATGAACTCTTTTGGAAAACGAATCTCTCCACCAGTTCCACCACCACCACCAGTGCTACCACCCAAAAAACCAGGCATTAGATTACCTCTCCAATAGTTACTTTCATATTAAACACCTAACCACCAAGAGGTAGATACAGCGAGTGTCCCTTGCGAACCAGTCGGTCCAGTAGAACCAATAGTGCCACCAGCAGCCTGAATAAATAGTCCCCCAAAAAAGATGTAAGTTAGCCCTGTATTGGTATCAAACCAAGCATCGCCATCTGTAGATAATTCTACATCTGGTTGCGTAGGCGATGCAGTAAATTTACCTTGCGGACCTGTAGGTCCCGTAGGACCTGGTACGACAGATTGCGCACCTGTAGGCCCTGTAAATCCAACAATACCTCTTGGTCCCGTTGGCCCCTGAGGACCAGCTACCTGAGAATCAGCGCCTGTAGGTCCTGTAAATCCTCTAAAACCTTGTGGTCCCGTATCACCCTGTGGACCAGTTGGTCCTTGAGGACCTAGATCTCCAGTGGGACCAGTAGGGCCAGCTATTGTTGATTCTGGTCCTGTAACACCTTGCTCGCCTTGAGAGCCCGTTGCACCCGTTGCACCAGTTGGACCCTGAGCTCCCGTTGGACCTATTGCACCAGTAGGACCGAGCGGGGCTGTTCTTTTTACTTCCCAAACGGTGCCTGTCCAAATCCAAGTATGCCCGCCTGAGGTAAATTCTTCACCGACTTCGGCTGGAGATGGGAAATCAATTGCTGACACGGTCTGGTGTCTCCTTATTGGCGGTCTGGTGGCTAAAGTCTATTCTAACCTAAAAATTTAAAGTTAGATTAGTTTAAACCAGCGTTTAACTTGTTTGTGTAGGCTTCTGCCCATCGCTCAGCGGCTTCTTTAGATTCCCAAGGCCCGCTGTTATCTATTACATTACCATCAAACATAATTTTACAGATTGGTGGAGTTCCAGTAACTTCATATGTATACATTTTAATTCCTTATAGTGAGTAAGCTATTTTTCCAGCATTGCCGACGGCTACAGCTCTGTCTTCTGTCACAAGTATACTGTTTATTGTACTCGATCCGAAAGAAGAGGTTCTTTGATCCCATGAAGCTCCAGCATAAGATGTAGCAAGTTTTCCTACTGCACCAGCTGCTACAAAAGCCGTTCCGTAGATTGGAGCAACAGAAATTGTTCTAATTGTTGATGAACCAAATGATGTTGATGGATATGCCGATTGCCAAACAGTACCTCCATTAGAGATTGCAACCTTACCTAGATCTCCAATTGCAACATATCTATTTTCTACATCTGAAGAAATGTCATATATTGTATCTGTCACAAAACCAGATTCTCTAAGTATCCAAGCATTGTCTCCTGCAGTAAATGTAGCAAGTTTTCCTTCATAGCCAGCAGCTACAACTATGTCTTGCCCTGAGTACGTAACTATAGGAAGTCCGTTTATGTCAAATTCTGTACTCGATATAGTGTAAATTTTTCCTACATATACTGTGTTAATTTGCGTAGAACTAAAAGGTGTTGCAATTAAAGTCCAAGATATTCCATTTACTGAAGTTCCAATTTTTCCATCATTACTTACCGCATACCATTTATTAAACGCACTTGAGTAGGCTACAGACATAATTGTTGCTGATCCAAATGATGAGGAGCGCTGAGTCCAATTAATTCCATTTACAGATGTAGCAAGTTTTCCTACTGCACCAGCTGCTACAAATAAATTGTTTCCATAGCTTACTGTAACTATTTTTGCTGTTCCAAAAGAAGAATTTGCAACTAAAGACCATCCTGATGAGATAGTAGAACTTATTGACATTTTTCCAGCATCCCCCACTACAAGATACTTTTCATTTCCAAAGGCAACAGAGTTTATATTTGACAGACCAAAAGCTGTGTTAGTTACTTGAGCCCAAGATATGGGAGTAAATGATGTAAAATCTGTTGAAATAAATGCATGAGTCACTGTGTACATAATTTAAGACACTATGTTTCCAGTTAAAAGCCATCTATTCGAAGATAATTTAATTAGTGAAGCAACGCCATATTGAGATTTAATTTTTCTTCTACTACCTTCTGACACTAAAGTTACACCTACAGCTTCAGTTATAGTTACTTGCCCTTCCCCTCCTTGCACAAGAAGAATTTGAGCTCCTGTAGGGAAAAGTACGCTTGCATCCGTAGGAATAATAACTGATACAGCAGCAGATCCAATTGTTTGTACTAGATCCCCTCTATCATCGAGAGATAACGTGTAACTAGTTCCACTAGCTGAAGCAACTACTAGATCATAAAATGGTGGTCCAGGTACTACTGAATTAGCACCCGTTAGACCAGTTGGGCCTAGTGCACCAGTTGGTCCTGTTACCTGAGAAGCAGCACCCGTTGCACCCGTCGGACCAGTTGGGCCTAGTGCACCAGTTGGTCCTGTTACCTGAGAAGCAGCACCCGTTGCACCCGTCGGACCAGTTGGGCCAGGGGTCACTGACGGCTGTGTGGATATAGGGCCAGTTGGTCCCGTAGCGCCCGTTGGACCTGCAATTGTTGAGGCAGCACCTGTAGCACCCGTTGCACCAGTTACACCTCTAAGACCAGTCTCGCCTTGAATACCTGTAGCACCTGTAGCACCTGTAGAACCCGTTGGTCCAGTTGGCCCGCCACTAGGACCAGTTGGTCCGCTAGGTCCCGTAGATCCAGTAACAGATGCACCCGTAGCACCTGTAGCACCTTGCGGTCCTGTAAATCCTGTAAAACCTCTAACTCCAGTAGGACCCTGCGGACCCTGAGACCCAGTAGCGCCAGTAGGCCCAGTTGGTCCTTCAATACCTTGAGAACCGATATCACCAGCTGACCCTTGCGGTCCAATAACACCTTGTTGACCATCAGGTCCAGTAACTCCCTGTGGTCCAGTTGACCCTCTTGGTCCAGTTGGTCCAGTTGGGCCAGTAACTGATAGACCTGTGGGACCCGTTTGACCTATAGATCCTGTTGCACCAGTTGAACCTGTAGGTCCAGTAGGACCAGTTACCGTGCTCGCATCTCCGATAGGCCCGGTTGCACCCGTTGGTCCTTGCGGTCCGATACTGCTAGAAGCAGATTCAATCCAAAAACCGTCATAATATACATATATTTGACCTGTAGCTGAGTTAAACCAAGCATCACCTGGGTCTGGATCTGCAGGAGGGGTATCAGAAACTGTATTAAAGTTACCTGTAGAACCTGTAGGACCTGTAACTGTTGATGCGTTACCTGTAGGACCAGTAGGCCCCGTTGGACCAACTACCTCAGAAATAACAAGTTGCCAAGCAACTCCATCCCACTCCCAGGTGTTAAATCCAAAAGAATACTGTTGGTTTAGAGTTGGTGTGTCTGGAAAATTAATAGCCATTTATTAACTAAACCACCGATTCATATGTAAAGTGAATTAAAATTCTATCGCTTGCACTGAACAAAAAAGGTACATCTGAGCCGACAGGAAAACCTTCGTCATAAGCTGCTGATTGACCATGCACCCAGGCTTCAATTCTTGCATCATTTCCTTCATTAAAAATTGCTGTACCGAAGTAAGTCAGACCAGGGCCTTCATCTCTAATAACAACTTGACCCATTGGTTGAAAATTTTCTGCTACACCTGTAGAAGGAAGAGAAAAGTAGTACTTCCCACTTCCTCTACTAAAACCGCTAGAACCAGCAACCATTCTTATCTCGCCAACAATAGTTGCCCCTAGCGATACATATCTACCAGTTAAAGTTCCGTTACCTAATACAGGTTGCGTACCATTGGAAGTCCAAGTAGGGCTGTATGTTGTCCAAGCGGTGAAACCAAAAGATCCTGCAGGACCTGTTGGACCAGTTGGGCCAGGAATTATGCCAGCTGGGCCAGTAGGTCCCGTTGAACCTAGATCTCCAGTGGGACCAGTTGATCCTACGGCAGTTGAGTCAGCGCCAGCAGGCCCTGTTGGACCAGTTGGGCCTACAGCGCTAGTACGAACTAGTCTCCAATAAAACCCGTTCCAAATATATGTTTGAGTTAGGTAAGTATAAATGTCATCTACTGCTGGAGTATTTGGGAAATTTATAGCCATTAGTTACCTCCTCTTAAAATAATTATTTTCATTAGTCTACTATTCCGCGATAAGTGCCAGTTAAGTAAATTGTGCAAGTTGTGTCTAAAGTTATTGGCGCAGTACTTGTTAATGCGGTATGGATATTTAAAATTCCTGCGTACCACAAATTAATTACTGAAGAGCCTTCAGCTATAGTTCCAAAAATATCGTAATTACTTGCGCCTTTAATTAAAGTTCCAATAAATTTATTACCAAATCCATCTTGTGGAAGCGTTGGTGTTGTGAGCCTATATTGACCCGTTCCAAAACCACTTGCAGTTGCCATATCTAATTTAATAGAGAAATGGACTAAATTACCTATTGTTAATCTTGCACCAGTTAACGTTCCTCCAGTAGGATTTCCTGAAGCTGCAGTCCATACAGGAGTGTAAGTACTGTCAACACTACTTCCTTGCGGACCTGTAGGTCCTATAGGGCCTGTAGGACCTTGTTTATCGATAACGTCAATAACACCTTGAACGAATACGTTAGTTACGTCTTGATAAATAATTGAAGACGGGGCATCCAATGGTACATCGTAAATAATTACTGTATCTGTACTTGTTTGATTTCTACCTAGTGTAGAGCTGTTATTTATAGTTCCTAGAACAGTTGACGTACTACCTGATGATAGTCTTAATGCTAGCGAGTTTGTAACCAGTACGTTGCTTACATCAAAATAAGCTCTTTCTCCTCTAACAATTACAATAGATGGATTTGCACCATTAATACCTTCAATAAAATATTCGTCAGGATTTATGGTGTTACTTGAAATTACGTAAGTTACACCACCTTTAGATCCAACTGGCCCTGTAGGTCCAGGTATGGTGGATGGTTGTGTAGATACAGGTCCAGTTGCACCTGTTGGCCCTGTAGGTCCAGGTATGGTGGATGGTTGTGTAGATACAGGTCCAGTTGCACCTGTTGGCCCTGTAGGTCCAGGTATAACGGATTGAGGACCTGCTGGTCCAGAAGAACCTGTAGGACCTGTGGCACCAATTAAAGCTCCACCATCTATCCATCCATTTAGTTCAGTGTAAATGTAGATTGTATTTTCATCTAAAATTATATAAAAGTCCCCAACTGTGCCTGGGCTAGCTCCTGCATCTGCAGCAAAAGCTACAAAGTCTTCATACTCACCCTTTGCAGTACTACCTAATCCTTGTGCACCCGTAGGTCCAGTAGCTCCAGTTAAACCATTTGGCCCAGTTGCGCCTGTAGAACCTGTAGTACCAGTTAAGCCAGTTGCACCCGTCGGACCAGTTGGGCCTAGTGCACCAGTTGCGCCTATTGCACCTGTAGGACCTGTTGCACCGCCAAACTCAGAAGTACCAACTTCTACCCAATAGCTGTCGTAATAAACGTATACAGCTCCAGTTTCAGTATCAAACCATGTTTGACCTTCTACGGGAGATAAAGGGGGTGTTCCTGCTGCTGGTGCAAATGCACCCGTTGCGCCCACTGGCCCTGTTGGCCCTGTAGGTCCTTGCGGTCCAGTCGGTCCTGTAACAGTAGATGGTGCTGTAGATACAGGTCCAGTATTACCTGTAGGTCCTAGAGGCCCAGTTGGACCAGTCGGTCCTTCCACCAATGAGTCTGCACCAGTTGCACCTGTTGGCCCTGTTGGACCTGGTACAAATGAATCAGCTCCTGTTGGCCCAGTTGGCCCAAGAACTGTAGATATGGCTCCTGTCGGTCCAGTTGGACCGCGATAACCAGTTGGGCCTGTAGATCCTGTCGGTCCAGTGACAGTGCTTTCTGGCCCTGTTGGTCCTGTAGATCCTGTTGGTCCAATAGGAGCAGCGCCAACTTCTACCCAGTAGCTATCGTAATAAACGTAAACTTTTCCAGTAGTGCTATTAAACCAAGCATCGCCTTCATTAGGACTTAGTGGAGGCGTGTCTGCTGAAGTTGTAAATTGACCATCTGGTCCAGTTGCACCTGTAGGTCCCTCAACTGTCGAGTCAGCACCCGTGGCGCCTGTAGAACCTGTAGCACCAGTAGAACCTGTAGGTCCTTCGATTGTGCTTGCTGCACCCGTAGCACCCGTTGCACCCGTAGGTCCTTGAATATTTCCAACATTTACCCAGTCGGAAGTAGAGCTTGACCAAACATAAAGGTCACCAGCAACTAAATAACCATCTCCTGCGTCCCCAGTTGGGTGATCAGTTTGCAACTCCCCAAGAGTATTGTAGGAACCAAGGATTGTTACACCAGTTCCTTGCTCGCCTTGAGATCCAGTAGCGCCAGTTGCACCCGTAGGTCCAAGATCTCCTTGCTCGCCTGTAGGCCCAGTTGGTCCAAGATCTCCTTGTGAACCAGTAGCACCAGTGGGCCCTATGTCACCTATTGGTCCAGTTATTGTACTTGCAGCACCTGTAGCTCCCGTAGCGCCAGTTGCACCCGTAGGTCCAAGATCGCCTTGTGAACCAGTAGGTCCTGTAGCACCAGTTGCACCAATACTTGAAAATAATCTCCAAAATTCAATATCTGTAGGTGCAGTGGTAGTTGTGTTTAAAGCTACGTACGTAGATCCTTGGTAGCTAACAATTTCATTTACATAATAAGTATTTCCATTTACATGTGCGCCAGTAAAAGTAAACCCTGCGCCAGTTGCACCCGTAGCACCTGTAGGTCCAGTTTCACCAATTGCACCTGTAGGTCCAGTCTCACCAGTAGCGCCAGTTGGCCCAGTCTCGCCTTGAATACCTTGAGACCCAGTAGCACCAGTTGGCCCAGTCTCGCCTTGGATACCTTGGGACCCAGTAGCGCCAGTTGCACCTGTAGGCCCTATGTCACCAGTTGGGCCAGTAACTGTAGAAGCTGCACCAGTTGAACCAGTTGGTCCTAAAATACCTTGAGATCCTGTTGCACCAGTTGAACCTGTAGGTCCAGACACAGTGCTTGCTGCACCCGTAGCACCCGTAGGTCCAAGATCTCCTTGTGAACCAGTAGCACCTGTAGCACCAGTTGGACCAACAACACCTTGAACGCCCTGAGCGCCAGTAGGGCCTTGCGAACCTGTAGGACCAGCGACAGTTGATACAGCGCCAGTAGGCCCCGTTGGACCTGTTGTTCCAATTGGTCCTGTAACCGTACTTGCAGGTCCTACAGAACCAGTAGGTCCTGTAGCACCAGTGGCTCCTATTGGACCAGTAGGGCCCTGATCACCAACGTCACCAACACGAGCAAAAGTTAATATTACATCTTCTAAGTTTGAGAAAGAGCTAGCTAAACCACTTAAATAAGTAATGTTAACTTTAAAATATCCAGATGCTTCAATGTAACTATTGATAGCAAACATTGCAAAATCATTTGAATCTAACTTATTAGAAATTCTAAAGTGACCTTTAATGTCACTTGTAGAACTCATGATAGCAATTAAGAGTGCTTGAATATCTATTGCATTATCTTGTTCATCATCGATAAACATAAATGTGGCAGCATCAAGTAGTGAATTATTAAAACGTACTCTACCTACACCAGGATCTGAATCAGTTATTAAAGTGCTAAATGTATAGTCAACTGTTACGCCACCAAATTGTCCCGCTGGTCCAGCTGGCCCAGTTACAGTGCTTGCTGCACCAGTTGCGCCAGTTGCACCCATTGCACCCGTTGCACCTGTAGGACCGATATCTCCTGTAGAACCAGTTGCACCCGTAGCACCTGTAGAACCTGTAGCACCTGTAGCACCAGTTGCACCAGTTGCGCCTTGATCGCCTTGGATACCCTGAGCACCCTGTGGTCCGATGTCTCCCTGTGGTCCAGTAGCACCTATTGCACCAGTCGCGCCTACTTCACCAGTTGTACCCGTTGCGCCTGTAGAACCAGTTGTACCCGTTGCGCCTGTAGATCCTGTTGCACCAGTTGAACCTGTAGGTCCAGACACAGTGCTTGCTGCACCCGTAGCACCCGTAGGGCCACCAGGATTTCCAGCTGGGCCAGTTGGACCCTGAGGACCTATTGGGCCAACTAGGCCTCTTGCTATATCTGTTCCTGAAGAAGAAGAACCTGATTGATCTATAGTGTCAAGACGGGTGATATCAACATCTGTTCCGTCTCCTTCAGAAAGATAAAAACGGAATTCGTATGGACGAGCTCCTCTAATTCGTACTCTAGCTGTGTAATACCAGCCACGTGGAGAAAGATCCGTATCATCTGTGCATGGAAGTTCTAAAGTAAATTCGCCATTGGCATTCAAAGTAACTTGAATAGGACCAGAAAGAATAATTGCATCATTGGCATCTTCAATGCGACTAGATGGGCTAATAGTCACTGTTCCAGACGCAGCAGTACCACTATACTTGATAAATTTACCAATTACGGTACGTGTAGCCACGTCAACAGGGTAGCTCATTAACACTCCATAGGTAGACGTCTCGGCGTGGGCATACTGATTAGAGCAGTATCTCTCTACTGTCTAATATTACGATATTTTTGCAAAGACTACTTGGCTATTCTAGCCTGTTTATACTCCAATAATGCTGATATCACGTCTTGGATCATGGTCCTCACCTATAACCATGGTAAGTAGACCTGGCTTAGATTCTAAGCCTTGTCTATCTCTAAACCACTCGGATCCAGGATCTGTAGTGGGACATTGGACCCATAGGCGCGTACCTATATCCATACTTTTATAGTTGTGAAAATGCCCTGATACCCAAACATCGCACATTCCTAAGGATGTTTGCCCTGCAGCTTGCCCTGATAAATATTTTGTTACATCTCTACCAGACTGATGCCCATGGAAAAGTCCAAGCATTGTGCCGCAAATATCTACAGCTAGTGTTTGATGACCTTTTGCTGGAAATCTAAACTCTACGTGAGATAAGTTTGGATTTTCAGCGCAAGCATCTTGTACTGCTGATGCAATCTCTACGTTCCAGCCATCAGATGGGTCTGCTACTACTTGACGTGTAACTTCGTCATGATTTCCATTAACTACAGGAACGATCAGTCTTTCACAAAGTGGTGCAAAAGCCTTTATTTGAGCCATAAGTATACGTCTGGCTACACGAGTTTGTTCTGTTAGTCCTAGATCAGAGGAGGCTAAACCTTGCAATCTTCCGTGCTGGGATACGTTACCTTCTACGTGATCTCCAGGTAAGGCAAGAACTATAGTTCCAACGCTTCTTCCTATTTTTCTTAGTTCATGAAGCCTATGTACTGCCCCTTCGGTTCCACTAAGAATTCTTTCTACAGATTGCTGGGTGCCTTCTCCGTTGGCTTTTTTACCAATTTGTTGATCGGATGCCGATACCATGTATGCAATGTTTCCATTTATATTTTTTTCTAACTTTGCAGGTTTCCAGTTTTTTATTTCGTCAACAAGTTTTTCTAGGTCTAAATCTGACTCAAGAAGTGAAGTTGCTGGTACAAGGTTTACTCTAAATGCCTGAAGCCACTCTCCATCAAATTTTTGCCATCTTGATTGACGTACTGAAGTTACGTGCCAGGACTCAGGATTTAAGTCAAATTCACTTAAAATATCTTCTACATCTGGAATTTGATCAATATTTCGTGCGGTAGATATGACATATCCGCCATCTTTTTCGCCAACATCCATTCTCGGGCGCCAAGCTTCGGGGGTATTAGTTTGCCTAACATCGGAGCCAGATGGGCCAGGGCTAACTAAAGCTTCAAACTTGTCGGATAGACTTTCACTCATAGTTAAAGACCTAACTTAGAAGCTGAATTTTCTTTATAATTACGGCTTTTACCTGTAAAGCATCTGCACTGCTGACGCCTATGTAGGGATATCGATGAGTACGCCACTTCGTAGCCTTCGCTAATTAAGACTTGTTGAATCTGTCTATTTGACAAACGCTTAGGGGATTCCTTGCCAATTAGCATTGCAGAATCTAAAGCTTCTAAGTCTTTTTCGCTCATTTGTTTTTTGACTTCGGATATGCCACAAGGGAGACCATATGATGGGGGCGTAACTTCTAAAAGTTTTTCTGACAGGCTCATTGAAGTTTTTTCCTTCTAATATGGTTTGTCTTTTTAAACAACTCAACTAACAAGGGTTGCATCAAAAAGAGCAAAATCTCTGATTAAAACTCTATCAAAAGAAATAATTAATGCGCAAGTATAAAGATACTTTCGGCGTGTCGTTTATTTAATAAAAGTGCTCAGAAACTAGGCGCTTTTATTCACTCTTGGTCGTTTTGTTTTTACTTCTTTATCTACTAAAACTTGAAGTATTATATCTCTTGTTTCTAAATTTTGTAGCTGAACTTCGTCTAGCACTCTTTCAACTTTTTGTAATCTTCTTGCCACATCTGGCAGACTTAGACCACCATTAGCTGTAGGTTGGATTTGTATGGTAGCAGTGATGATTTCTTGTTTTATTGCATACTTAAGTTTTTTCATCCACCATTGACCCATTCCCATGGCGGTTGTTGCAAGGCCTATTAAGAAAAATAAAATAGCTGATGCATCTCCGATATCTAAAGAACTTGGAGTACCTGGCTCCCACCAGCTAATTGGAAACATTTATGTCCTAAAGTATTTTAAGTAATAATAGCTAATTCTAATCTAGGTTTAAAACATCTATTGGCGATTCTTATCTACCTAAATTTAAAATGATGTATAGTTTCGTTATTCACCTAATTAATCAAATTTGTAAAGATGTTGACGAAAAGATTTATTTAGGGTACGTTCTATTAAAATTATCTGTATCAGAGAAGGAAACTGCATTGAATACTCAAAAAAGACTGAGTGTTAGGGCTATTGCCCTTAAGTATGGGTTACCAACTAGAGTTATATTTAGAGCAGTTTCTGTGGGGGAGCTTCCAGCAGTTTTAACAAAAACTGAAACTGGCAGAGAACGAGTTTATATTTTAATTAATGATGCCGAATCTTGGTTTTTATCTTTGTCAACCTTTAATGATAATTACGCAGTTGTTGGTGACATGTAAGTGGCAGGTTGGGAGGCAGCTGATAGTGGTCGACTATTTAAAGCAGCTGAGTGGTACGCATCTCAGGGGTGGAAGATTCTCCCTTGTCATGGAATTATTGACGGTGGAAGATGTACATGTGGTCGTCCTCACTCGGAGCCTAAAGATTTAGCTAAGCATCCAGCAATTGATGAGTGGAACATCCGTGCTACCGACGATCAAGAAGTTATTGAAGACTGGTGGAGTCAAACTCCCGAAGCAAACGTTGCTGTTTCCTGTCGTTCTTCAGGATTTCTTGTTATAGATGTTGATCCGCGCTCTGGTGGTTTTGAGTCTTTTCAAAGATTTGAAGAATTATTAGATGGCAATCTTCCTCCCACCGTTGAAGCTTTAACGGGAGAATATACCTTAAACGGTAGAACCGTTCGTGGTCGTCATTTATTTTACAAGTGCGATCCTTCAGAAGCCCTTCATGGTAATTTGATGAAGAATAACCTCAAAGGTGTTGATATTAAACACAATGGTTATGTACTTATTGCGCCATCTCGACACTTCTCTGGATATTGCTACAACTGGGTAGAGGGACATGCCCCGTGGGAAATAGAAATGGCAGAGGCTCCTGAAGACCTACTGTCTTTACTTCGCAAAAATGGAACTAGATCTGCTAAATCTAAAATGTCTTTGGGAGAACTTGACTGGGATTATGTATTTGGTGACGTAGAGATTGATGGCGAACGTGTAGATATAGACAAAATTCTTGATGAAGGTCTTGATGAGGGTCACCGCGTTGTAGATATCTACAAACTATCTTGCGCTCTTGCAAATAAAATGGGTGTAGATCCAATTAATCGATCTGCAGCTGAAGCTTTAATTATTCGTTTTAATCATGAAAAAGTTCGTCCACCTCTTCCTCTTGAAGGTCCAGAGGGCGTTCTTTTTCAATTTAATCGTGCTTTTGATTTTGTACAACAAAATCCAATAATCAAAAAGATTGCTCCTTATGTTGATGAATGGATGAAAAATAACGCAGAAAAAATTTCTGCCTCTCAGGGTAATACGGAAGATATTGTTCCTAAGGCGCTAACTGGCGTTGTCCAACCTAAGTATGAAACTTTTAATACCAATAGTCCTCTACCAGGTACCCCTGCTGGATCTATTAGTGAAGCATTGGAAAGTGGAAGTTCGTTTGAAGAGGCAGTCTCTTTAACTAATATGAATATTCCTAGAGATGTTGATGCTATATCTGAATCTGATGGGGGAATGATTGGTTTACGATCTCTCACCGACACTGGTAATGGTAGAAGAATTGTTGACGTATTTGGTCAAAACATTCGTTATTCTGAAGGTCTTGGTTGGTTTAAATGGGATGGAGTTTATTGGCGACCAGATATAGAACTTCTCGGTATGCAAGAAATATCAAAAAAACTTGCTTCAGTAATTGGCAGTGAAGTATCGCACTATGCAGGTGATACTGATAAGCAAGGAGAAATTCTTGGTTTTGCTAAAACATCAAAGTCAAATGCAAGAATTGATGCTGCAATTAGAAGTGCAAACTCCGACCCAAGAATTTTGGTAGAAGTTAGCGAGTGGGATAAAGATGAGCACTACTTAGGTGTATCAAATGGGGTAGTTGATTTAAGAACTGGAGAACTTCTTAAAGGTAGACAAGATTTATTTATAACAAGAAAGTCTCCGATTTCATACACCCCTGGTCTAACTAACACTAGATGGCAACAATTTATTGATTATGCAACTGGTGGAGATAAAGAGCTTCAGGAATTTATTCAAAGAGCAGCTGGCTACACGCTTACTGGTTCTCGTAAGTATGACGTTATGTTTTTAGTTTACGGTCCTGCTGGATCTGGTAAAAATACTTTAGTCGAGGCATTAGTTAAAGCATTAGGTACGGATCAGTATGCATTCCCTATGGACTCAACAATTCTTGCTATGAATGACGGACAATCTAACAGTTCAGATTTGTACCACTGGGCGATGCTTCGTGGTCGCCGAATGGTTTGGGTGGATGAATTACCTGAGTCAGAACGTTTAAAAGAAAATGCCGTAAAGAAACTTACTGGATCTACAGAAATTTCTGCGCGTTCTCCAGGTGAACGTCCATTTACTTTCGAGTCAAAAGCTAAGCTTTGGATTACAACTAACCATAGGCCAATTATTACTGATGAAGCCATGTGGCGTCGTATTAAACCTATTCCATTGATGCGACCACCAGAGGTTTCTGACCCTGACTTAAAAGAATATATTTTTGATCCTAATGGTGCTCTTCCTGCTGTACTTTCTTGGGCAGTTGAAGGTGCAATTAAAATTTTAGGATCTGGATCTAAAGATGCTTTGGGTTCGTGTGCTGCTGTAAATGAAGCTTCTGAAATTTACAGAAAAAATGAAGATAGAATTGGTATGTTTTTAGATGAAGAAATGAGAGATATTGAAGGATCTTCAGTTCCTCTAAAAGACGTGTACACAATTTACAAGCTTTGGAGCGAGCAACGCGGTGAGAGAGCTATGACTCAGATTGCATTCCAAAGAAAGCTTACGGATAGAAATCTAAACATTGTTGGCACTGGAGCTAAAGCACTTATAAATGGAAAAATCTTAATTCCTAGAGCTGTAGAGTCAATGGACACGGACTGGACAACTGCTATGAGATTTGCTCGATAAAATCACTACTCTGTATTTCGTGTATTTTAGATAAGTAAATCTTTTTATCTAACACGAGGTGTATATACGTGGCTTGGCCAGTACCATCAAATTATAAAATTACGACCGTTTTTGCAAAGCCCGGGAAAATGTGGACAACAGGACGCCACGAAGGGGTAGATTTTGCTGCTCCTGTTGGTACCCCTGTGTTCGCTGCTGGTGACGGTAAAGTTATCGGAACTGGAGTTTGGGGCGGTGCTTATGGAAGTAAGTCTCTTGTAATCCAACATGGAAAACTTTTTGTAATGTACGCTCACATGAGCAAGTTACTTGTTAAAAAAGGTGATTCTGTTAAATCAGGACAAAAAGTTGGAGAAGTTGGTAAAGAGGGAAACGTAACTGGCCCTCATCTTCATCTTGAAGCACAAGCAAAACCTACTTGGACTAAAGGTGGCGGTATTAATCCTGCAGAACTTCTTGCAAGTGATAGTGGATCTGCGCCTGTTGTCCCTGCTAAGCCTGCTAAGCCTGCTAAGCCTGCTAAGCCTGCTAAGCCTGCTGGACCATCAAAGGCGTACCCTGGTCATCCAGTAAAGCCAGGAGAATCTGGAGAGCATGTAAAGGCTCTTCAAATTGCTCTTAAAGTTTCTGCAACTGGAGTTTATGATGCTAAAACTAAAAAAGCTGTTGTAAATTTTCAAAAAACTTACAAAGCTCTTGGAACTCCAGATGGCATTGTTGGTCCAAAATCCTGGGCAGCAATCGTTAAGTAATACTTAAGGATTAATAATCCTTGCACCACGGCCTGTAGATCCGATTATAGGAATTCTACGGGCCGCTGGTGATTTTGCAGTAATTTTTCCGCCAACAAAACCAGCTGGTGGTTTAATTAATAAAGCTGTTAGTGCGTGAACTAATGCATCTACTCTGTCTGGAGATTTTTTAGTCGACTCTGGTATCCATGTTGTCATTTGACTTTCAAGATCTGAAAGATAGCCAACGTGGTGAATACGTTTTTGCTCGTAGGCAAGGACTGTAGGTTCTGCTCGTAGTGCTTTACCATATTTTGAGTGGACTTCGAGAACTTTAACATTAGGGTCAATAGCATTAATGGCATTGCGCACCAAAGCGCCACCCTGATTAACTTCCGCAACAACAGGACATCCCCATCTTCTAGCCATTTCTACTACTTTATTAGCCCAGACTTCTGGTGAACCAAGAATTGATGCGTCTTCTAAAACCCATGCGTGACGTTTATATAGATCTCTATCTGATGTAGAGGCACAAACAATAATTCCACATTCATCTCTTGGATTTTCTGCAACAGATGGGTCAACACCGATAACTCTTAGTGGTGCATAAGAAGGCATAATATTTTGACGTGAAGATTCAATCATCTCCATATTCCATAGGGTGCCTTCCATATCGTCAAGCATTTCCCCATAAAGTTCTTGTTTAGCAAGAGAAGTTCCTTCGTAAACTCCCATGATTGTTTCAAGATATGCACCAGATAAATTTCCAGCGTTGTCCATAGTTGAACCTTTTGTAACAACTACTTTTGCAGCGGTATTTAGAGTTTTATTTGATTCTTCAATAAGTTTATATAAAAGAGGAACCCTCTTAGGAGTTGTTGTGCAGACAATTTTTGGTTTTGCTCCAAGACGAGTACCGACTCGTAAGTTATCAAATGCAGTCATACCTGCAGCATCTGGAGTCTGACGCCAAGCTGCAATCTCATCCCCCCACGAGTGAGTAAATTGAGGACCACGGAGGGAGTCAGGTTCGTCTGCTGTAAAAAGTGTTGCTGTATTTCCGTTAGGCCAAGTCAATCTACGCTTAGATGGCTCATAATGGGGTTTTTCGCTAGGTGGCGAAATATTAATAATGCCCGATTCACCTTCAACAATAACGTCACGAACGTCTGCTGCAGTACGTGCTACTAAAGCAAATCTACGTTGACCTTCTGTTGTATATTTTGCTTGCTCTCTTACCCACTCAGCAGCAAGTCTTGTTTTACCAAAGCCACGACCTGCAAGTACAAGCCAAACGTTCCAGTCATCACCCTCAGGTGCTAATTGTTCTGGACGAGCCCATGCAGACCAATCCCACACGAGCTCGTCCAGATCAATATCAGAAAGTATCAAAGCGCGTTCTTCTTCGGGTAATAGAGCGATGGTTTCCATCAAACTTTTACCCATTCAGACCTACCTAATTATTTCTCTGTAAACTTCTCTGAACTCCATAATACAACGGAGCAGCCGAGCTTAGCCCTAATCCTCGGGCAAGTCCTGACATTGGTATGCCATCTTGATACTCTTTTGCCAGTTGATCGTGGTAGCTACTTACGCCATTTTCTTTAGCTTTTCTAACTCTTTCAGATGCTTCAATTACAGAATTTTCATCTAAAGTACGTGATTTTGGTCGTACAGAAGCTACTGTAACGTCCTTCATAACCACACGTCGTCTTACTCCTGCATATGCAACATTTAGTTCTCTGGCAAGCCCTGGAAGACTTCCGCCTTTTAATTTAAATTCAATAAGCAAATCTGTGTATCTTCTGCTGGCATCATGAGCTGGGGTTTTTTGAGTCCTAGATCCATAAGCTTTTTTTGCCAATAATAGGATAGGGTCTATTTTGTCTTTATATTCTTTTATTAAATCGTCACTCATTCTTTATTTCTCCTATTGTAGTAGAATGTTTCTTATTGTAAACATACCAGTAGGTACTACAATAGGCAATTTAGGGGTTAATCTTCATCTTTTTCCATACGTAAGGGTAGGCTGATAATCCACACTGTTAGTGCAATTAAAGTGGCCATACCTACAACGGATTTAGCAGATCCATCTAGAGTTACCCAGGCAATAAACATACCTAGTAAAGTCCACATTTCAGCAATTAGATCTTTAACTACAGCCCAGATGGCTGAAGCGATTTTCTTAATCATATTTATTCCTTCCAGAATGTTTTTGTTATCTTTTAATTTTCCTGTTTTTAGGGGTTTTTTTAATAACTCTCTTTTTTGATTTTCTAACTCTCTCTTCACCTGCAGGAACTCCTGCTCCAGTGCTTCCTGAGGAACTTGTAGAACCAGAAGATGCAACAGCTGCTATTGCAGCTACCTGTGTCACAATAATTGCCGCAACAACAACTGTTTGAGCTTCTTCGCGTTTTTCTTCAGTCATGTCTGCGCCGACATTAAGTAAAGCTTTAACTGCTTTACTTGGATCAGAAAAAATTGTTGCTAGAAGTTCGGAGGGACTTTCAAAGATTTCAATAGCATCTAAAACTTCTGCAGTTAAAACCACTGCATTAGATAAAATAACCAACTGATCTGGTGGTAAATCTTCATAATCAAGACCCAACTCATCAATTAATTCAGAAGATACTGCCTCTCCATCTGCTTGAGCAATAATAACGGATACAAGTAGTTCCTTATCTTCTTGAGTTAAAACTCCGTCTTCAGTAAGATTTTTTAGTAAATTATTTACTTCTTCTTGACTAATATTTCCATCAGAAAGCAAATCACTAATAAATTCTTCGACTTCTTCTTTAGTAAATGGCTCGTCAAAATCAATTGGTATTTCTGGTTCTATAATTGTTTCTTGACTAGGAGTTGGTGTAAATGAAGGTTCTGGATCTTCTGGGACAAATGTGGGTGAAGGCTCTACTGGTTCTGGAGAACTTGGAAGTAGAAGAGGAGTTAAACTCTCTGAAGGGGCAGGAGCTGGGGACTCTACTGGAGCCTGAGAAAAACTAGGTTCTGGTGAAGGTTCTAAAGTTGGCTCTATTGTCGGTGTTTCTGATGGTGACGGCTCAGGTGTCACTGTTGGCTCTGGGGTGGGTGCTATTGTTTGCGTTGGTTCTGGGGTTGGACTAACAACAGGATCTGGTACTGGAGGACATTGTTGATCGTAATTAACTTCTGATCCGTCCCAGCATTCAATTGGTGCTGGCTGTTGAGGACAAGTTTGGCTCCACGCAACCCATGTCCCATTCCAACACTGCGTATCTGGTGGCACTTGTGGACAAGTCTGGTTATAAGCAACTGTTGATCCGTCCCAGCACTCTCCTGGTGGCGGTTCTGCTGGACAAGTTCCAGACATAGGAATAATTGTCCCATCCCAGCAAGTTTGCATTTCAACTGGAACCCCGCCGTTAATAGTAAATGCTTCAGAAATAACTACAACATCTTGATTAGATTCAAAACGAATTCCACGACGTAAATCCTGAGGAAGCCACCCTGTTGTCTCAACAATTCCTGACCAAGTTGGTAAACGTGAAGTATCAACAGTTAATTTGATTGTTGTGAAATCACCACTTGATTCAGGGTAAGGACGCACCCTCCACTCAACACAAAATCCAGTGTCAGTTACTCCATAACTTAAGTATCCTCCACCCCAGGTAACCCAGTCCCAGCCCGCAAGGGAGATAGATGAAGTTGATGGGTAAGTATGAAATGTTGGGTCAGGTGTACCAAAAGTCAGAGTTCCGTTAGTTGTCACGTAAACCGTGTCATATGTTGTACTACCTAAAGGTAGACTGTAAGGAAGAGACATTTGATGTGCAACATCATCTTCTTCACTCCATGAATATGTACTACAAGGCTGTTCAGATATAGATGCACCTACAGGTGCAAAAGATGCGCCAATAAATGAGTACAACAAAAAAAGAGTAGACAAAAATAAAATACGAAATTTATTAAACAAGTAAAGCTCCAGCGACTGTTTAAGATCACTAGAATTTTACATCAGTAAAGTGTTGTTAATTAAGTTAAAGTTTTTAAATAAGAAGTGTGGATAGCTCTTACTGTTGATGAGTACCATTCTTTGCCCCCATGGGCAGTGGGTATTGCTTCTCTATTTAAACTATCAGCAATAAGTTTGTAAGAAATTCCAGCGTCTCTTTCTGCTTTAATTCTTTCCCTTATTACATCATTAATTATAGGTTTTGGTCCTAAATCAACTCCCCAGACTTTACCGTTATCTCTACGATCTTGATGAACGTCTTTTTGTCTAAGAGAGATCATCCCTCGTTCCATCTCTGCCATAGCTGCCATAATGGTAACTACAAACCTCCCCTGGTAGGTGGCAGTGTCTAAACCTAGATCTAGTAGCGCCAGACGCCAGCCATGCTTGTGAGACCTATCAATAATGCTTAGGAAGTCCTTAGTAGAGCGAGCAAGGCGATCTAGACGAGTTACATACAAAGCGTTAGCTTCTCCTGCATCTAACCTGTGTAAGGCTTCCCTGAGCACTGGACGGCCCTGAATGCTCTTACCTGAGCGTCCTTCTTCGCGTAGCATAACAACTTCATAACCAGCAGCATCGGCAGCATAGTTAAGTTGCTTCTCCTGGGCCCCTAAAGACATGCCATCTTCTACCTGCATCTGGGTAGATACGCGAGCATAGCAATATGCTATTTCTTTAGACATTTCGCCTGTTTCCATCTACTTCTCCATTAATCACTCTTTCATTATATCTTTCTATAATTCGATCGAGTTCAGCAGTAATTATCTTGGCATGAGGGTGCTCTGGGTCTTCCTTAAGGAAATCAGCTAATAGAGCTCCTACAGAGGGTTGTACTAGCTGAAGATACTCTCCAGTCTCCTCCCACTCAGTAATAACTCCACCACTGTTTAATAAAACTCCATCTGGAACATTCTTTTCTTTAATAAATAAAAAATATGCTATGCAGATACGATTTTTAGTTCTTCCAAGCAAAGTTGGTTCTAGTTCTTTAATGAAATTAGGTGTTGGACCGAATAGCCACCTAAGGACACTTTTTAGTCTAAATAAAAATGAATTTGTTTTATCATGCTTTGATTCATATTTAATAGATTTAATGTGGGACAACCTGGTGTAGTCCCAATCGCAATGTTCAAAGTGATTTGCAGTGGTATTTAGGTATTTAACACTATTGTCCATAATAATTATCCTGTCTTTTTGTCGTTTACACGTACATAGTTAGACTTAAATGTATACAGAAAAATAGCAAAAAGCAACTGCCTAGCCTGTGGATAACTTTTTACAACTTAGCCTATTCCTTTACCGTGACAAAACCGTACTGCAAACGGTACGCATTTGTCATTCGTGGAGCAGAGGGGAATCGAACCCCTGTCCTAACATAGACCGTCATGCGGTTTTACAGTTAGTCGAAACCTTCCTGCCCCTTGATTTAATTTTACTTGCAAACAATTTGCGCTACCTCACAACCATCTTCTACGCTACCCTGCAACCAGTTCCCTCACTACCCCTTAAACCCCCCACCTTTTGTTCCCTCTTTATAGGCTTTCGCTGTTTCCTATACGTTATAACGTATGAGTTATAGGTTTAGATAAGTCCCAGTTATGTTAGTCCACTTTGAATTGCGTGGTATTTCTTAATCACTTCTGTACAAAAACCTGTACAAGTTTGAATTGTTGCAAAATCTGCATGAGTTGGGGGATTAGTCAACACAGTTCGTTTGTTGTTTCAACTGGCATTGCGAGTGGGAATTCTGTTTCCTTCCAGACAATTCCTAGTTCAGTCAGTACTTCTGCGAAGGGCTCGGTTAGGATTTTAAAGTGTTCTCCACTGATTAAATCCATTAAATCACTTCCACCGCCTCCTCCTGGACCAGCGTTAACGTCGCCAATAGTTGCAACTTTATTGTCGGGGGTAGCTGAGTCCATGTACATGTCAGCACCTGCCTCCTGTAGAGTTAGATATATCTTATCTTACTATTTAGAAAGTAATTCTTAGCCCGATAACTGTTCTTAATCTTTTCAAAATGAGACTATAGGCTAGAATAAGAATCAAACCGACTAAATCCCCATGACTAGTGCGACTAATCCCCCAACTGTACGGAAATCCCGAACAGTTCAAACTGGTACATTGTGTACACAAAATGAGCATTAAACATTAATTGTGTACACAAAATGAGCATTAAACATTAATTGTGTACACAAATGACAAGTGAGACTTTAGCTAAAGAGGCATTTAATTCTCTGGGCATCCCAATCGAGTTAGGAAAAGCGCGAGCTGACTACGTCGAGGGCAAGACAACTCAAATTCCTATGTCATTAGTTATTTCAACTGGAAAGAGACGAGTTAGTAGAAAATTAAAATTGGGTAATCGAGAAGTGATCTATGAGAAGCATCTTCGTGGAGAAAGTTAAGTTAATTACCGCATTTTTTCGCGCTCTCTTCCCGTTATAAACGCGAGAGGACGCTTTAAAAAAAATTGTGTGTGTGTGTTTGGCTTTTCTGCAGGAGTAGCTGCCTTTATTGTTTTATATAATTAAATTGAAACTATCTAGGATGGTAGTTAGACACTGAATAGAGCGTCATGGCTCTAGTGGGCGTCAGATTGCCTCGCACTTAGATTAAGGGACCCCGACAAGGCTTAATTTAGTGCGAGGCTCTCATCCTCATCTTCTAGAAGCTCCCAGCGGGAAACTAAACCAGAGTGCTTAAGTTCATTTTCAAAATTGACAAAAACTTGATCAGAAGAAACGTTTAATTGATGAATCTCTTTCTTCAGCCAAAACTCTAAGATTTCCTGGTAATAATGACTAGGCTTTTCAATTACGTATTTAGCATTATCGTATGATTCATATTCAGCTACGTAAAGAAGATACTCTCCAAAGGTCTCGGGGTCTGTGTGAGACCAAGTGTATTCAATTGAGATCTCATAGGATCTTTTCTCATCTGAGCTCTCCGCTTCAACAATAAAACTGTTTGTGTATAAGCTCACTGGTTTGCCTGTTTGTTTGTACCTGTAGTGAATTTCTTCTACAACTTCAAATGATATCTCTGAGCCCCCCATTAGTCCCACCCTATGCACCCGCAGTAATAGCTATCGGTTTCTTGCGTTTCGTTGTACCTAAAGAAAGGTAACATGACTGCATCAGATGGTCTCTCGGTTTTGCATTTAATCATGTCGCAGATGGCAGTTCTGCCTTTTACAATTTCATTAAGCTTAAAAAGCTTCTCTTCTCGTGTTTCTGTTTCCATAGAATTATTATAGACATACTCCCTGACAAAGTGCAAGTAGGTCTTAAAAGTAAGTTTTTCAGGCTTTAATTAGTAAAATCTTGACTAGATCCCAAACAATTCCCGTTAGCAATCCTCCTGTAGGGAAATTACTATAGTAAAAAACGCATTTTTTCGCGCTCTCTTTCCTTTACCTATGAGTAGGAGGAGGATGCATCAGGGAAAAATTTGTGGGTGTGTCTAGGGTTTGTTTGATCTGGGCAGCTACGCGGGAAATTAAAGGAACGGTAACGCTATTGCCAAATTGCTTGTACAGATTGCTAAGTCCCATAAGAGGCAGAATAAACTCTTCTGGGAAGCCCTGGAAGTTAGATACTTCTCTTGGAGTTAGTTTACGTGGCCCAGAGTCATCAACAATGATTGGTACGTTGTTTCCACCTGTTCCCATGTTGGCAGTTAGTGTTGGGCAGACGTTACTCTTATTATCGCGAGCGTAGCTTCTACGCCACTGGTAGATAGTGTCTTTTTCTTTAATGTGGTGCTGAATTAGCTTCCCAACTTCTGTTCTATCTGTGTAGTAAAACTTGTCGTCTACAAGACCTTTTTCAAAGCAGTCAGAGATAGTTTTTGTAAGCTCTACTGGTTTTGGGTAGTTAAAGATTTTTGCTTCGTATGGATATCTAAAGCCAACAAAAAATACTCGCTCACGGTTTTGAGGGATGTTTGCATGAGTCATTGAGTTTAAGGTCTCGTATCTAACATGATAACCCTGATCAAGCATGAGACCAAGCATGTGATCTAGCGTCTTGCCTTCGTCATGACCAAGTACGCCTTTTACGTTTTCAAAAAGAAATGCTCTTGGCTTTACTTCTTTAAGTAGGTGCATTAGAGCATCAAAGATATCTCCGCCGCGTTTGTCTTCTAGTCCTCTACGTGGTCCAGCCATGCTGTAAGGCTGACATGGAAAACCTGCAACTAATACGTCAAGGTTTTCTGGAAAGTCTTCTCTAGTTAACTTGGTTACGTCTGCAACAAATTTATGAGACTCTGAGTCAATAAAATTGGCACTATATGTTTCCATAGCTTTTTGATCAATTTCGCTGGTTAATACGCACTCTCCACCAACTGCTTCGAAACCGATACGCATGCCACCAATACCAGCAAACAGATCAGCAAATGTAAAACTATGTTGGGTAGTTATTTTTGTCGTCATTTAATAAACTCTCTTCAATCCCCATTGGGACCATGTCGCCTAGCTCTCTGTGAGAAGCTAAATGAGTAATCATTTCCTGTGTTGATTTTGCGTAAAAAGATAAACCATCATTTTCTAACGGTGCATAGATCGATAAGAGTCTACAGCCACAACAAGTTAAACCTGAGGGGGACATAAATAAATAAAGATCGGATCCGCGATTAAATCTTACGTATGCCATGTAGCTACTCCTTGCTGGAATTAATGATTCTTAACTGTAGCATAAATGGGTTTTTTCGCGCTCTCTTTCCTTTATAAAAGGAGGAGGAAGAAGCCAGGAAAAAAGGTTTGTGTGTGTTAAGTTTGTGGGTTATTTAGAATGTTTTTGTCTATGATGGCGTTAAGGAAGTTAATTTGATCTTCTGTCAAAGTGTCTTTTAGTTCTACGTATTTAATAAAGTTTTCTTTTGTAAAAGAGACTCTATGATTTTCTTCATTAAACTGGATTTCAATTACCCCTAAGTTCCATAGGTCAAATGCTATGTTATTTACTTCTGATATATGACTGTAAAAAAGCTCTGGAAATATCTCTTTACACTTCTCTGTAACCCTATAAATGGGTTCGCCATCCTTATCAATAGAGATTATCTCTAGTGCTCCTTCGTCAACAAGCATCTGTAGAACTACTAGCTCAGCGTCTTCATCCATAGCTAAATCTCTCATTTATTGAAACAGTTTAAATATTTAATAAAAAGCCTGTGGATAAATATTTATTAATTATTGTAAACATTGTTTATTTATTTAAGTTACCACTCTATTTTATTACATTTAATTAAAGGTTGAGTTGTGGACAGTAGAGACAAAAAACATTTTTATTTAACAACCTTCCTGCATAAATGTGCATTTTTGAATCTTTTTGTGTTATAATTAAAGCAACTCCCATAAGGAGGTTTTTTTATTTATGGGTCTTGTAATAAGTTCGTTATTGTCCGTTGCGTTTGTTGCAACAGGTGTGATGCCTGTTAGTGGTTCTACTAGTGATGCAGCTTTGATTGACACAGCCCAGAGATACGTGGGAACCCCTTATTGCAGAGGTGGAGTTACATCTGACTGTTTTGATTGCTCTGGGTTTACTTCTTTTGTTTATGACAAAAATGGAGTAAACCTTTCTAGAACTGCTCAGCAACAGTATAGATTAGCTGAGAAAATAACTAGGTCAGAGGCTGTTCCTGGAGACCTAGTGTTCTTTAGAAATAAGAGTGGCTATGTTTATCATGTAGGTATCTACCTAGGAAACAATAAAATTATCCACTCCCCTAGGTATGGTAGAGATGTTCGTGTAGAGACTATTTGGAGTACTAGAGTCGTGTTTGGTAGGGTAGCCCCAGTATCAAGTTAGGTATTATGGGTGCATGTCTAAGAAGCGCAGTTCTAAGGGTCAACCTAACCCAAACCCGTCCTGGGTTGAAACTTACGAAATTCAGGTAAACGGTAGAAATATTACTCAAGGTACTGAAGTTTCCATACGTGGGGAACGAGGCCGTTTTAGGTTTATGAAACACGTTAAGACCGATACAGCTGAGTGGGTAGATGTAGTTGGTGGAGTTAAGGGCGTAAAAATGTGGCGCTCATTTAGGGTGGACAGGGTTAAGACGGTTCATAGAAAAAACAAAATTGCTGAGAATCTTATTAAAGAACGTAAAGAAGCTACTTAAGAGAGTTAATCCAGTCTACAGTTTGATCTATATCTAGGTTCATGCACTCTTCTTCCCCTAATAGGTCTACAAGATTCTTAATGTGGTCTGACAAGGATTGTCTATCTAGACCTGTATTTTCCATTAAGTAACTAATTAGGGACTCTAGAGCCTCTATGAGGGACTCTATGGGCATATCTTCATAATTAAAGGACCCGTCAAAATCTTCGTATTTCATATTTAATTATATCAAAGAAATATTAATTAAAAATAAATAAACTATCTTCTATCTCTGCGCCAGGGTTCCAAGATTTGAATTGCCTTAACGGGGACGTAATAGATTTTGGACCACCTCCATATTTGACCTGAGCAACCACTGGGTAGTCAGGGTTTATAGGCCAACAAGTTGACCCTTGCCAGTTCAGAGGAGCTTTTTTACCTAGCGTCCAGGTAGTAGTTCCTGTGCTGTCAAGCTTTCCATTGGATAAAACTCTAGCAAATCTAATCTTTACCCATTTTGGTTTATTCTTTTTAGGTATTTTTAAGTGAACCTGGGAGCAATACAAAGATCTAGAACCTGTTGGGTTCATCTCTCTTCTGTCTCCAAATTTAAGTGTTGTCCACTTACTTCTTGAGATTGATTGATTGGTTGTTGATTTCCAAATTTCAACGCCTTTAGCGTTAGCTGGTGTTGGTACTAAAGAAGATAATGTTAGTGAGAGGCTGAGTAAAATAACGTAGAGGGCTTTTTTCGACATACATCAATTTTATTTTGCTGCACTGATCAGACTCCTTGTAAGCCGTCCAATACTGTTGATTTTTTAATGATAGCAAGGTGAGATGAGACATCTTCTCTGCCAAAACTGATTATAAAATCGTTTTTCTTTTGAATTATTCCAGCTGCAAACTCAACACCTGGTTTGTAAAGATAAAAACCCTTTGATATTCCAAGTATCTTTCCGTACTCGTCATACCTTGTAAAGTAGTGAATATAGTTACGCAGACTGGCTTTAATCATTCCAAATGAATTTTCTTGATAAACCATGTCTGATTTTTGAAAAAGCTTGTGTGTAACGGCTAAATAGGTAGAATCTTGAAGATCTAGCAAGTTTGTGCTGCCTCGTAGTGCGCTTACTTCTTCATTATCAGTTAGCCACGTAGTCATAACATTGTCTTTGATGACTGAGTTCGGCCCGTAAATAAAATCAAAGTTTGGATTTGAGTTGTATGGGAGCATCCAATTCTTCTCTGGACGTTTCTGATCAAAACCTATGTGTTTTTCTACAGATTCAATTTCAGTGCATCTCTTGTTTAATTTACATGTAACCATTCGAGCAAATGGAGTTTCGTGCTTCTCAAGGGTAACTGCTGTAAACCACCAAGATCCATCTCTCCAAAAAATCTTTGGATCCTCTAGACCACGAACAAACTTTGTATCGGTTGTATCTACATTTATCTTGCGTAAATTAGTAATTTTGTAGTCTTTATCTAATTCAGAAAACCACACGTGAGATTTAATTAAACCGCCAACGGTAACGTGATACGTGCCATTAGGAAGGATTACGTAGTTACTAGATCTAATACCAACTGCCATTTTTCCTTTATTGTCTACACCAATAGAAGGATTTGTAGCTGACCAAGTTTTATCATCTGGATCCACTAAGCGTCTTAGATCTATGATCTCTCCGCCAAGCTCTTTGATGTTTGGATTTTCTTTGTTAAACATTAGCCTGCGTATATCCAATCTGGATATTCCCCTGTGGGGGCAGATACTTTACTAGAAACTGTAAAAATATTGTCACCAATGTGATTCATTGGATAACCTATACTTCTTAGTTTCTGGATGTCTTTCATAATTGGATCTTCAAAAGTATCTTCAGTCCAAGCGCTTCCGTCAAAGCCAGCTGCTTTTAAAAGTTTAGTTAGAGAGTGAATGCTGTATTCATAGTTATGTCTATATAAAGATAAATCTCTGTTGTATTGCATGTAAAAGTAAGGTTCAATACCTAAAAGCATTTTTGTAATACCTCTACTACTAACAACATTAGGCGTAGTTAATATAAGACTTTTACTTGTTTTTAGTACCCTGTTTATTTCTTTAAGCATGAACATGGGATCTCTTTCCAAATGTTCAATTACTTCCGAGCAAACAACATAATCAAAAGATTCATCTTTTGCTGGAAGTTTTGTAGACTCTAGATTTACTCTGTAGCATTCTAAAGTTTTTTTATACTTACCTACTTGAACGGTTGTTGATCCTTTTTTAGGTTGCTTTAGATCAAACTCTGTAACTACTACTTCTAGATCAGGTGCAAACTTATCCAACACGATAGGTATTACTCCACTTGTACCTATTTCTAAAAGCTTTCCAGTAGGTTTTTGATCGAGTATTACTTCTACAGTTCTAGCAAGCCTTCTAAAGTGAGTATTTAAATATTTATCTTTACTGGGTATCAAAGTAACCATAAAGTCTAAAACTTCTTTATTGATGCTTTTGTATTGGTTAGTTAGCATTAGACACTACTGACTGCGCCTTTGCGCTCTAATCTGTAGCTTTTCTGGGGAGTAACCGCCAACGGTTCTCCCTGTTGCTCTACCTCTACCACTTGTTGCTGGAGCAGTGCGTGGATATTTCTTAGAGGGTTTGTTATTTTTACGACCAGATGTTTGAACTGGTGCTGCGGGTTTCCCGCCTTTTCCTTTTGCCATAAATGTATTATGACATAGATTGAGCGGGAAACGCCACTATTTAAGAGAGTTTTGTATATTTAATTTGGCGACCAGTCAGTGCGCTATTGCATTTAGGACACTTAGTGACTATTTGATCCTCTGTAATAGGACGTTCTTCTACATATATATGATCTAGTGAGCATTTGTATTCGTAAGTTGCCATTTTACTTATTCTTCTTTTTCTCTCGCAATAACATACTAGTTTTACATGGGTACTGTTTAGCACACTCTATACAAATCATTTTTCCATATTTATTTGCAACTCTTTTAGCGCACGCCCAGGAACCTATTCCTCCAGAGAACATGGCTACATGCTTCACTACTTATCCTTTTTAAGATTTTTAGTGTTTTCCGAAATTAACTTAACTTCGCAAGCATCTGTTGTGCAGTACGCCTCGCCAATAGCATCAGAAGCCATACCCGCGTAGACACCAGAGAAGTCAATTGGGAATAGCTTCATAGAACCCTCTTGCTCATACTCTTCTTCTGTGATCTGGGTGTATGGCATTTGAGGATATGTAAAGTTTCCTGAAGGTAGGAATGAAACTGTCTTAAGCTGTCCATCATGCATATGAAGAACTGTGCCAACATGTTGCTTCTCTGTCTCAGGATCAAAAGAAATAGTTACAGATACAGAATTATCTGACCAGTAACGCTGAGCAGTGACCGCAAGGGCCATTTTCTCAAAGATTGTTACATCTTTTTCTGCACGCTCTGCATCTGACCTAATTGGGAAAAAGACTACAGAGGTTGTGTCAGGAGATTCTGATGCTGGTTCGACTCTGTAGTTTGCCATCTTAAATAGTGGAAGCATTGGATCTGAGTTAGCAAAGCGAATAGCACGATTAAAGTACTTACCACCTGGAGTCCAATGAACTCCTGGGGATTCACCTGCAAGAATTGAAACAGTTCCTGATGGTTTAACGGTTGTTGTCTTAATTGACTCGCGAATACCTAACCACTCTGAGTAAGTGACATCGTAGCCCTTAACTACTGCATATCCCTGATTCATCCACTCTTTCATTACTGGTAATCCAATACTATCTGCAAAGTTAGCAACTCCAGAAATCGATGTACCAATGCGTCGATTACGTTGCATGATTGCGTTGGTCTCTTCCCAATGAGTTGGAAGAAGAGTTACAGTCTTTGCGTAGAGGTATGCAAACTTTAGAGTGCGCTTAAAGTCATCAATATCATCGTGACGATTTAAATATGTTTCAACAAGAGTACACATTTCATATGACTCAAGAGATTGCTCTGCACAAGGGTTGTAGCCCATGATGCGATGATCTTTGTTGTTAGGTGGATCTATCAAGCGACCATACTTTCTTGATAGGTCAAGCCAAACAACACCTGGCTCTCCATTAAGTGCAATACCTTCAACAATTCCTGAAAGGTCTTGTCCAACTTCTGCTGATACAGAGTTGTTAGACATCCATCCCCAGCCAGGAGCTTTTGGATCGTAAGAGTTACGTTCTGGGAATACTTCTGCATTCTTTAAGTTAAGGAATGTTTCATCATCTAAGCGACCAATTAATAATTCAGCTGATCTACGAACGTTTCCAGAAACTACGCAAACGCCAATAAGATTACCAATATCAGCAATGTCAGTACGAGTAACCTTCTGGTTCTCTCTTCCAACAAAAAGATTTCTAATGTAGTTATGAAGTCTAATTAGTGGTTCTGGACCTGCTGCAGTTCCACCAAAGATTTTAATTGGTGCGCCAGCTGGTCTAACAAGCGAGTAATCAAATTCAAATGTTGGTTGATCTGCTTTTAGGTAAGAATTAATAAGCTGTGAAGTTGTCTCTACCCAACCTTCGCGAGTATCTGCAACTACTACAGTTGTCACATCTTCTTTTGGCTTATAAATAATAAAGTCTTTATCTGCTCCAAGATCATCAAATCCAACACCAACGCCAAGCATTGATGCTTCCATAAGGAATGCAAATGGTTTTGCTGGATCATTTTTTGTCATCTCTCGCGTTGAAACAAACGCGCAATTTTGAAGTGCTGCAGAGTTCTTTTGCTCGTTAACTAGTGGAGTTCCCATAACCCAGAGTCCACGACCTGGAGGTGTCCACTTCAAATTATATAGGCGATCAAATGCTTCTTTAGCTGAAGCTGCTGCGCGAGTATCCGACCAAGGAAGACGCGATGTTTTGCAATGATCTTTTTGAATCGAGTACATGCCATTGATAACGCGCACACAGACATCCACCCATGTTTCTTTGGTGCCATCTTCTTTAATACGTGAGTAAGTACGTAAGAAAGTAATCTCGCCTACTGAGTTCCCAGCTGCATCTCTATAACCAAACGGAGCTTTTTTATCTTTGTAAGAAGCTACAAACTCTTCGTTTAGACGGAATGAGAACATTGAATTAGACATAGGTTTACCTTTTTTGATAGGGGGTATTTGCGTTAGATTTAGAATACTAGCAGTAGAACGCTAGGGGTATTTACTCGGGGTAAGAAATACTCTCTTGATTTGGATTACTTTTCCCTCTAATTTCAACAAGTATGACATCCATACTTGCTCGTACTCCATAAATAAACTGTTCAGCTTCTTTGCGTATTTTGATGCTATCAATAATACTCTGAAGCTTTTCTAAAATTTGAAACAATTTTTCGTTCTGAGAAATACTCTGATCTACTGAGTGTGGGTAGGAGTATTGATTAAATTCAGACTGCATATAAATACCTATTCCTGTTTAAAATTACTTTATTTTACTTAGGACTTACGTTTTTTCTATTCATTAAAAATCTCCTGGAGCAACTTGCATACAAACAAGTCCGATCTCGCGCCACATGTCTACGACTTGCTGACGATCATCAAAAACACAAAGCACATCAAAGTGATTGACAATATGCGTTTCATATATTTCTTTCTTTACCTCGGAGTCTTGACGGTAGTCATTACGTTTTCTCATATATAGATAAGCGTAAGGAGGAGCAAACAGACGCAACCATTCTCTAGTTGCCTCTTCAGTTTCTTCATTTCTACCAGTTACATAGATTATTGTATGTCCTTGGTGGAAGAGTGATTCAATGACTTTAATTACTGTTCTGTCTGGAGAATCTTGGATAATCTTCTCAAAGTCTGTGTCATATGGATCTCTAACTTCTGGGTCATAATGAGCTATAGTGCCATCAATATCAACAATAATTGCTTTATTTTTTAGCATTAACTTGTTTGCCCTGTCTTTATGCAAAGTTGCTTCATTGGACATATTCCGCAGGTTTTCTTTGAGATCTCACAATAGCCTTCAGCATTGTAAATTTGTTTTTCTAGCCGAGAAATTTTATTTAGTAGTTCTGTGACTCTAACTTCTGCTTCTTGTTTACCTTGTTTTCTTGCCACCGAGCATCTATTGCAAGGACAGAAATCAGCTTTAGATTCAGGAATATCTGACAATTTTGATGCAACCATTAATTTAATTTCCTAAACATAACTAAAACTTACCTCAACTCTGTCAAATAAATCTATATCCTATATCCACGTTCTACTTCTAAAAGATAACCTAAAGAAGTAAATCCAAGTGAAGAAACAGCTTATATAAAAATAATACTAAACGTTCATCTTTATCCCTCATTAGTTAGTTAGCTCCTTTATTAATTCTGAGAATATTTGATGAGCAGTTGTGATTTGAACTTTAGTTAAATCTATTTCTAAACCATCATCTTCAAACTCATTAAGAAATTTCTCACAGTAATCTAACTTATCTTCGCAATATGTAAGAACAGATTTAACTGCATCTTTCCACCCCGAATCAACAAGAAACCGCTCTTGATCATTTAGTGCGTTGTAGTATGCCATAGCTTCGCGTTCAATCATTAATACTCCTTAGGATTATCTAGAGCTTTAATAGTAAGACACGGATAAGGTTCCCAAATTGGATCGCTTGTGTCATAGTCAAGACATCTTATACATGAAGAGCGTTCGTTGTCGTAATCAGGTTGATGTAGATCGCGCACTCTTCTAATAGCTTGCTCTGCTAATGTCAGCTCAATTAATGCGTCATGAATATTTAGCATTTAATTTCTTTCTTCTTTGGGGTAAGCTTCTGTTTTGTAGCGCAAGTCTTTTATCATTTCTTTTATTTCAGTCCTGCTACCTAAGAATTTAATGTACCTGTGTTTCCTGGATCTGTCAATGAAATAAACGTTTTCTTCCCCGTACTTCTCTTTTAGCTGCAAATTGCTAAGGCCATGAGCATATGTAGCGTGGTGCTGGTGTTCTAGACCTTTTACTACTGGATCTCTAAACTTGGCAGATAATCCTGTATAAAGAAAGTTTGTTGCCTGGTAGACAATTCCTGTGTGATTTTGCTTAGTGTCTGCGTACGAAACAACCACTAAAGGTTTTGGCAATAACTTAAATGAACCTGCAACTAACCTACTTGCTTCGTTTGGCAGATTATCTAGCAGACATAGACGGTTTAACTCAAATACATTAGGAGCCCACTTTTCCCCGCAAACACCTTTAATTAACGTAGAAGATGGTGGTTTTCCATAGGTACATATCCCTACAAGCTGATCATCTCGAAAGAGGCCATAAGCATAGCTAATAGGGGGGGTGCGCTTAGCATAATGAATCTCAAGGATGAATGGTTTAGTTTTACTCTTATCTATAGGTCTGACTTCGTAGGTTGTCATTTAACTATCTAGATTTTTTAGAAACTTAACTATTCTCTCAACGGTTTCATTTTGTGCAAAAGTATGGACATCACTTTGAGCATTCTTGCAATCTTCATGACTTCCGTTGCATGAGCACTGGAATGCAAATGGAGTAAATGTTTCCTTAATTATCTTGGAAATCTCTATAGGTTTCATGTTTATGTCTAATCCTTCAACTTTTAAATAAAGCATCATAAATCTCTTTACAGGTAGGGCAAACAGGGAAACTGTCTGGAGCTCTAGTTGGCACCCATATCTTCCCACAAAGGGCAATTATTGGTGTGCCCTGAACCATTGAAGCAGTTGCGTCATCTTTATCAACATAATGCGCAAACTTGTCGTGATCGCCGTTTTCGGTCTTTGTTGTGGTATCTAGCTCTAAATCTACATCTAGGGCCATTCTGCTCATATAACTCATCTTGCAGAGTCTACTATCTTAAAAAAGGTATATGCAAGGAAAATAAGAAATACAGCTTTATCCCAGTTGGTAAAGCAATACCAGACAAAAGCTGCGCCTAAGGCTAATCTTATTGGAATTGGAATAAACATTTTAATTTCCCCTGTTAGTGTCATTGGTTATTTCAAGCTTATGTAGAGTTGCTTGGGTTACTGCTCTAGCAGTCTCCCCCGTAACCCACACGGCCCTAGGGCAATCTAAACATATATAATAGAAACTGTCAATTCCTATATTGTATGAAGATTCCCGCCAACGGTGCTTATGGCTGTCCACTACTAATAATGGCAAATAAAGCTACTGCAAGTAGACCTGAAAGGCTAAGGATTAAAAGCCAGCCATCATCTGTAGAACTATGTTTTTTCATTGCTCCTCCTTTGAGTTTTTTATTCTAGCAGGGTTTATTGTTTTTGGAGGGGGAGGGGGGGGGAAAAGATAGGGCCTTTTTCGAAATTATTTAATAATTTGAAGTAGTTGAAACTTAAACTAGTTTTTATCTTTTGCTGCCAAATTAGGTGGATATTTGAGGGGGTGGAGGGGGTAGAAAAGGGGGTAAATTCTATGATAGAAATTGGAGATTTTCAGGCTCTCTTTCTATAATAGAAAAGGACAAAAAAGAGGTAAAAGAGAGAGAGAGAAAATTGTGTGTTTTTTGGGTATACTATTCAATAATATAGAGTTGAAAGTGGTCAAAAGTGAATAGTATAACTATATTTATATGTACACTATATATGAGTTTGAATTATATTTAGGTTTATAGGAAGACATTGCACCCTAGGCTAAGGGGAAATATAATTGAAACTCATAAGTAGTATGGTAGTTATGTATATAGTTTTACATATAGTTTTACATATAGTTTGGCATATAGTTTGACATATAGTTTGACATATAATAATTCAGCTGCTAGGTTCGTATGAATAGAAGTTCAAAGAAAGGAACTTTATGGATAAATCAAATCTAAGCAAGCTTGCAGATTACATGGTTGAAGTCTGTGGGATGGACGAAAAGAAAATAACACAAATGGATCCTGAAGACTTCTTTAGTGAAGCAATGGACGTAGTGGAACTTTGGATAGATCTTAAGGTCTCCATGAAAGAGTGGGTCAGAGATATCGCTACTGACTATCAATTGGAACTAAATACGGAAGGTATCTCTAATGAACAATCGTAGTAATTTTTTAACCTATGGATTATTGTTTCTAATCCTGGGGAACTTAACGGAGTCATGGATTAAATACGTGAACTTTACTTTAGGAACTATTTTTATCCTAGGCTCATCGGCACAGAAGAAAGAATTTAAAGATGAGAAGTAACATAGTGTCTCTACAAAATGGAGATGTGTCCTACATATTTAACATGGACCTACCTACAGAAAATGAGAGTGCTATAGAGTCTCTTAAGGGTATTCAAAAGTATTGTACCTCTAGGATTATACAGTCTCAAAAAATACTAGAATCTTGTGAGGGTCTAGGTACAGAAAAAGCTAACTTAATCTGTATGCAACTAAAGACGGCTATCAACATTATGGAACACATCTTAAAGATTACAGATAGCGGGTTACCAAATGGCTAAAAGAACTTACCTACAACTTAGGGTCTTACCTGGTGGTAAATCTGACTTGGATACAGAACCCGAACTAGAAGAGGGTGCTAACCCACTTGACTTTCCTCCAGAAGCGATATTTTCCTCTGCTGAATCTTTACTGAGATCTTGGTTTAGAACTCGCCAACCAGAGGAGAAAGACATCCCATTCTGGAAAGAAACAGCATATAACGACGCAATGACAGTATTGGAAAATCTAAAGGAAGGTGGCTACTTAAAATGACTTTAGTAGATTATCTATTTATTTACGTTGTGGTCACAGTTGCAGTCACAACAACCCTGATGGCTCACACAATGATTCACACTTATTTCAGACGTAAGAGAGCTGAAGAGATACTTAATCAAATACAAGAGACGATAGATTCAGAGATTAAATTCAGAAAAATTGTATCTAATTTAAATATGAATGACGATTCATAATGACAGAACGTTCTTCCGCTGAAGAAGCTTTATTGGCAATTGGATTAGATCCAAATGAAGCCATGGATATCGATAAGACTCTACGCAAGCGAACCACTAAACGAGATGGTCGCATCTGCATTTGTGGACATGGAGCAGGTCGTCACGCAGAAACTGCTGGTCGTCAAACCTGTAACCCATCTGCAATGAAGTGCCCATGTCGAACTTTTAGACCAGTAGTTGAAGCAGAGGATACTCGAATATTTTTGCGCGAGACACTTGGACCAGGGAAGCTTCACGCATTATCCAGAGGTCTAGCCGCATCCTTTGAGTTAGACAAAAAGGTAAGTTGGATTGTCGAACTAGTCTGCGATAGATGTCATGACCCAGAGAAAACAGTCTCACCTGTTCCTATCTCCGAGAATGGATATGTCGCAAATTACCCAACGGCCGTGACAGCTTTGTTGTGCCACGAATGCAGAATGACACTAGAGCCATGATCACAGGAAAAAATAAAACAGTCTCAGAGATCTATCAAAATATAATAGAAGTATTCTCTAACTCAGAAAGTGAGCCTAGCTTCGATAGAATAGTTGATGCTATTAACGAACCTATGGAGCATTGGAGAGACACCTTAATTGTAGAACTCGGGAACAAACTTAATGCTTGGGAAGAGGTTCATGGGAAAGAAGATCCATCACTTTATACTCTTGGATTACGTCACGCCCTGGTTCTAGTTTCAGAACATGACCCTGTTGCTGAAAGTAAAGATTAAATTTAAAAGTAATCTCAGGAGCACTTTTTAGAGGGGTAGTCTTAACAGCTACCTCTCTTTCTTTTTCTATAATAGAAGTCAATTATTTACAATAAACCAATAGCTTTTTTCACCCAACCCTCCCACACACCCTGTTTATGAAAGAGCAAAACAGAGGCCATAAGGTTCTCCACGCGCAAATTATTTGTCCGTAACATGTGATGTAAGTCAGTAAAAGTTTTTTACTGGCAGAACACAACGAAATGGAGAAACACAAAGATATGTTCGAGAAAGATTTTCTTAACGCCGTAGCAGAAAGAGCAGTAAAGACTTTCGCTCAGGCATTCCTAGCAATCCTTGGAACTGATGCAATGGGAGCAATCTCAGCAGACATGGGTGGAGCCGTACAGGTAGCCCTTGTATCAGCCCTTATCTCGGTATTGACCTCGTTTGCGTCAGCAAGCTTTGGTCGCGGAGGCCCATCTTTAGCATCTGAAAGCATTGCTGCCGATTTGGTAGTTGTGGTTGAAGAACCAAAGAAAGCACCAGCTGCCAAAAAAGCTCCAGCTAAAAAGACAGCAGCTACCAAAACTAAATAATAATTTCCCGACGGCCCGCAATATGGAACTAACACCTGTTGCGGGCTTTCAGGTTAACAGAAGGTATAATGAAGGAAATTGACAAAGACAGCGTGGACCCAACGGATGAGATCCCTAGGGTAGATACCCCTGTCGATATGCGGCCAGATTTAACTGATCTCGGCATTATAGAAACCGAACGCGGTGTTTGTGATGACACCTATGAAAACCGTCAAGCTCTTCGTAGAGCTGAACTAAATTGGGACGCGGTCTATGACCAAAGCGGTGCCCCAACAGGACTCATTGTAGCTAGATCAAAAGACGCCGCTAGGGAAAGGCGCATGCTATCTTTAGCTGAAAAACGGCCTCTATTAGTTGACCCCAAAAACCACAACTCAGATTACCTAACGGGTCTTGATCTGTTAGTTGATGAGACGGCAACGGATATGACACCCCCCTGGGTTATCGGTGCCACTCGCGTCTGGCAAAAAGAACAAGATAATGGTGGCCCATCTTCCCCCAACCGCGCCCCTGCTGGTCTACCACAAAGATGCAGGATAGTCAAGCAAGACGGCGTTCGTTGTATGCTCTGGTTTTCTGGCCGACTCAAAGATGACGGTCTGTGTCGCCACCACTTAAAGACGGTTCGTAAACCAGGCGAGGATGTGGAAAGAGCCCGAAGGAAATTAATTCAGGCAGCTCCCTATGCCGTCGACAAATTAGAAGAACTTATGGAAACGGCTACCTCAGAACCAGTAGCTCTAAAAGCGGCAACGGAAATCCTGGATAGAGCTGGAGTCCGAGGCGGCGTGGAACTAGATGTTTCCCTAGACACTGACGGTCAACGGCCTGCCCATGTGGTTGTCGCCGAACGACTACAACGGCTTGCGATGGGAGCCGCAAATTTAACCGCTGCTATGGGAGAAGAAATCCCAGAAGCTGAGATAGTTGAAGATTCAACAAAGGACGGCGAGAGCATAGATGAGTAAAAATCTTTTTCATGAACTAGAGGAACTAGCGGCAGGACTATTAGCCGATATTAAATTAGCGACCCACAGAGAAGAACATATCCGAGTAACGGCAAGAGCTAACAAAGCCCAGGAAATTGTGAATCGGATCTCTGAAATCTTAACGGACGTAGATACAGAAGTACAGGAAGAACGGCAAGACCAATAGCCAGTAATGTTCACATAAATCCTCAACCGTACATAGTTAGAATTAAAGGTGTATGGGAAGTGTGGCACCACCGCACTTGCAAGACGGATAGCTGCATCCTGGCCCAGCAAATTAAAACTATAATTTCCCGAATATAGCCGGCCTCCAGCTGGGAGCTTAGAAGGTGTGGTAAATTATAATTTGCTAGCCGCAAAAAAGCTAGATCCTAGCGGGAGGGCCTGCGTCCCAGGGAAATTATAATCTATTTTGCTATATAGAAAAGTCGCTTTTTTCTTAAAATATCGATTTTTTGGCTGTTTCAATACGCCCATTGCCTAAAGGCTCGTTTGGGCAAATAATCTGCTGAATTGAACTATTGAACTGAACTGAACTGAACGCCGGAGCTCATGACATCGAGAAACTATAATTTGCGAAGAAGGCGGCTAGGGCCATGGATTCTGCCCGTGCAAACTCTTAAACAAATTATTTTTCCTGTTTGCGGCTAGATGGCGGCGGCTTTACCATCTGGCTGGGAAATTATAATTTGCGGCAGGCGGCCTGGAAGGCGGCTCGTGTTTCGCAATGCGCAACAAAACTGGCCCCCCACTGGGAAGTTATAATTTGCGGCAAGCTACAGCTCAGCGGGCAGCTAGCGGCGTGGGAATGCAGGAAAGTAAAAATTTTTTACTGGCAGAGGCGGCCTGGGTATAGAACCCGCAAAAGTAAAAATTTTTTACTGACGGCCTGGGCATAGGAGCTACTGGGGAAAACGGTGGGGGTTAGGGAGGATTGGATCCAATCCAGGGTTCCACCTAGGAAATTATAAATCAACGGTGAGCTCAGATGGGGGAGCTGCGAACGCAGCTAGCAAATTATTAATTAACGGTGGCACCCCAGGATGCCGGCACTGGGGTCTGACAAAAACTTTAACGTTGTCTATGTTTACTGTCAGATAAGCACGCAATAATCGATACATGCCGATACTGGTTCCAGAGAATCCAGCGTTTATAAATGACGCGGAAAAGCAAGTCTGGGTAGCACTTGCTTTTGTCTGATGTATCAAGTAAGCTTTAGGCATGGCTGCAAAATTTACTTACATAGACCTGTTTGCAGGAATAGGTGGATTTCACGCAGCGCTATCTGCCATGGGTGGCGATTGCGTTAAAGCCGTGGAAATAGACCCGCGCGCTGCAGCATTGTATGAAAAAAATTGGGGTGTTCCTGCGCTTGCGGACATCACAGAGCTTGCAAATGACGATGGTGTAAAGATACCAAAACATGACGTATTGGTAGCAGGCTTTCCTTGTCAGCCATTTTCTAAATCTGGCGCTCAGCGCGGCATGGAAGAAACCCGTGGAACTCTGTACTGGAACATACTTAAAATAATTCAAAAGCATCACCCTACAATAGTTTTGCTGGAGAACGTGCGAAACCTCGCGGGCCCCAGGCATTCCCATGAATGGGAAGTAATCATCGAAACTCTGCGGGCCGAGGGATACCGAGTTAGTGACAAGCCTGCTATTTTTAGCCCTCATCTTCTGGACAAGAAGCATGGTGGGCGTCCACAGATTCGCGAACGGGTCTTTATCGCAGCCACATATGTCGGGGGGAAACTATCCCAGCAGGACCTAGAAGTTGAACCGCCCGTCAACAACAAGCCGATTGCGGGTTGGGATCCAAATACTTGGTCACTCGCTGATGATTTACTGGATGTGCATGAATCGATTCCAAGTGAATCACAACTATCAGATGAAGAGATTCGCTGGATTGATGCTTGGGATGACTTTGTCAAAAAAATGTTGAAACTTAGAAAAAATAAAAAACTACCTGGATTTCCATTGTGGTCTGATTCCTGGATACATCCTGCTGCTCTGCAAATCGAAGAAGGAACCCCAGCCTGGAAAATTGACTTTCTAACTAAGAATGCAAACTTCTATTCTGATCACTCTAAGTTAATTGATGCATGGAAGGCCAAGTGGAAAATTGAAGAGTTTCCTGCTTCCAGACGCAAGTTAGAGTGGCAGGCGCAAGATGCTAACACTCTCTGGGAAACAGTGATGCATTTTCGTCCCTCTGGAATTAGGGCCAAGAAAGCAACCTATGTACCCGCCCTAGTAGCAATTACTCAGACGTCAATTATCGGGCCCGAAAGGCGTCGTCTTTCAGTTAGAGAAGCTGCCCGTCTTCAAGGTTTTCCTGATTCATACAGTTTTGATGGCCAAACTTCATCGGCGACCTTTAAACAACTTGGAAATGGCGTAAACATCGGCGTCGTTTGGCACGTGTTGAAGCAGTTAGCTGAACGTGATAAGAAAGTTCTCGCAAAACGAAAGCCTGATCTTTACCAAGCAATAATTGAATCCCCTATGTCGCCTGATTCAATTATTAAAAGAATGAAGCCAGTAAACAAGTTGCGCTAGGTAAGCGTTCCAATTCCATTAAACATCGGCGCACTTGATAGATGCATTCCATTTTCTTGGAAAACAGCTATCCAAGTTGGGTCCGTGACCTCAATGTCTGTGACTACGACGTGCAGCTGTGTGAAGATATCGGGAAATTATAATTTAAAGATCGACGCTGCACCCGTTGCGTTGCCAGAGGCCAGTTAACAGAAATTATAATTTGCGAAGACAGCTTCACAGCTGCACAACTTTTGAAACGATTCATGCATAAGCTTGACATTGTTTCCGAGATAGCATAAAGTTCTGGAACAGGCCAAGTTGGCCAAGGAAAGGAACTACCATGGGATACACCCATTACTTTAGAAAAGTGAGCCCTACAAGAGAAGACTCACGTAGATTTGAGATGTTTGCATTCGGTGCACGCAGGATCATTGATTACGCAAGAACATACGACAACATTGAAATTGCAGATGCAATGGGAGAAAGACTGGACATGTTCGAGATAAACGAAGACTCTGTTAGTTTTAATGGTTACGGCGCGGATGCACATGAAACATTCTTTTGGAATAAAGAAGCTGTTGGAGTCAATTTCTGCAAGACCGCTTACAAGCCTTACGACGCAGTAGTAACGGCGTGCCTTATCCACTTAAAAGATGTCTACGGCGATGCAATTGAAATCGGCTCGGACGGCGATTGGTCAGAGTGGCGAGACGGTGCGACGCTATACCGCAACGCAACTGGCTTGACCGCTGAAAACCCATTTACTCAGGGAGCGGTGGTTTAAGTGGAATTTATCTTTTTTACACTTGGATCAACGTTCGGCTTGGGATTGGGGTGGGTTTGGGGCAAGAGCTCCAAGATTCATCCGCCGATTTTTAATGAAAAGAAGTTGAACCGAATACTCTCTGACACGAAACGGGAACGAGAGAAGTTTGCGTTGATCTCTCAACGTTGGGCTTGGGTTGACAACGGCAAGACAATGCGCTAGCTTTAAATCTGTAGCGAGGAGCTCGATCCAGTAAATACTCATAACCCCCTTTCCATGAGTACGGATCGCTCCTCGCTACTTTTATTAGCGGGAGGCTTAGGCATGAGAGTGCTTGGTTGGTTGAAAGAAGATCTAGAAACAACGGTGTGTAGCAAGTGTGCGGATTTTGAAACGGATGCCCCAGTTACTGAACTTGGTGTACTTGAGGTAAGCTGCTCCATCTGCGGAAAACTTATTTAATAATTTGCGATTAATCCTTGGCTGAGACCAGGGGATCGCAATTTGCCTTCGTGGCGCAACGGATAGCGCAAATGGTTTCTACCCATTAGGTTGCAGGTTCGAGTCCTGCCGAGGGCACTTTTAAGATCCGTACTATCTTGGGAAATTATTATTTATTCTGCAGAGCTGCACGAAGGCCGCATCTCCTCGGGAAATTATTATTTGCAGTTTCCTTGCACCCCTGATCTTTTCTGGTACAATAAAACTACCCACAGGAAAGGGGTAAGAAAATGCCAAACTGGTGTTCTAATTCTGTAGAAGTAAGTGCAAAAACAAAAGAAGAACTTGAAGAGTTTCTAACTTTTATTCGTCAAACACATTTTTCGCACCACACTGGCTTTAGGACAGGAGACGTTGATGGCGACGTAGTTGGAGTTTTCTGGAACTTTAAGCAACCAGAAGACGTTATCTCTTATTACGCAGGTGAAGTAAAAACTGAAAAAAGCACAGGGGAAGATGAAATTGTCCCAGTAATTGGCGAAGACTGGTATAACTGGAACATTATTAACTGGGGAACTAAATGGGATGTAGACCCCCCCGATAATGATGAAGTTAACATAGACGGGGTTGAGGGAGTCGGCTTCTCTTTTACTTGGCACTTCGATACCGCTTGGTCGCCAGCGCAAGAAGCCTATGGTCTTATGGCAGAACGCTTCCCAAATCTTTATTTTATTTTTGAAATCACAGAGGAAGCTAACTTCTACGCTGGGAAATTATTCTATTCAGAGGGCGAGTTACAGAACGCCGAGTGGGTAGATAGCCCTACCCATAGTGACTTTGTTGGGTTAGACATACCTTGCACCCTTTGTTATGAAACAACCGAAGAATGTTCTTACTGTGACGACTGCGGTGAAGCTCCCTGCCAATGTAAAGAAGCGGAAGAAGAAACACCGCAGGCAGGCAAGGCATTAGGGGTTGTCAACTCTTAGATAAGATAAGTAAATGGCGCGAGCCGAGTCGTTTTTACGGCTCGGCTTCGTGCATTACACAGGAGGAAAAATGGAACTAAGTTATTTTGCAACGGACGGGAACTACGGCTCGTCTTCAGGCTTGACAGTCATTGACACAACGGCTTGGGCTGATAGCGACTTTGAACTGGTGAAGCAAGCTAGTAGTGACCAAAGACCACTAACCGCTCGAGTTGTATCAGACTGGATTGAGTCAGGTAGAACGGAAGAGTACAACGGGTACTTTGAACGCTTGGGTGTTGTGCTGGGTAACTAGCACAATCCCACAGCAGTAAAAATTTTTTACTGGTAACGGTGAGTTGCTGGAGAGCTGCCAAGCTCGGGAAATTATAATTTCGCCGTGAGTGGCCGGCCCCCCTACAATCAGCTCTAAATAATAATTTCCCATAAAAAATCTATGGATCGGATTTTCTAGAAATAATAATTTCCCGCCAGTCGCCTTACAGTAGGGAACGTCAGAGAGAATAATTTCACACGAAGCTTATGGCTGGTTTTAGATAAATCCCTTGAAGACAAAGAGCTTCAGAAATAGGGGTACTTTAGGACTTGCAAAAGATAGAATAAATTGCTAATGTTCTACTACGCGATAAAACACCACAACGAAAGGAATGATCGTGAAAAGAGAAGATAAACCAATTCAGGGGTTTGCTATCTATTTAGAAGTAGCAAAGCCAAGAGTTACTCAACAGGTATTTCTAGTACCTACTGGGTTTGACTCCTTGGGTCGCAAAGTCCCAGAGAGTTACTTTTACAGAATAATGGTCGCAGAGAGTAAGAAGAGTCTTTGGCGTTCAGCAAATACAAATACTTTCAAGTCTGATGATAAAGAGGAAACGACTTACAAAAGATTGAGTGTTCTGCTTGCTTGGCTAAAGATTGAATCGCCTGATTACTCGATTATTGGCAACAAGTCTTTAGTTATCGAAGTATCAAAGCTTGACTATGACGACATTGTTAATTCAAAGACACCAACCAAACTAATTTACAGAATAAACCAATCGCGCATTGGCGCAGGTTTTCCTGTTGAGATCGTTAATTAAGGGGAAATGTAATGTTAATACTTAATGAAAAATTAACTTCTGCTGGCACAGAAAGTCGCAACCTATGGGCGCAACTTACTGATTTTATTCATCAGCACGGAGATAACTTAATTGGCGAAGCATCTTCAATGCGCTTGAACTCTGATGTTTCATCACAAGGAAGATACACAGAACGCGCACCTAAGACTTATGCGCCGAGAACTAAGAAAAGTGGTTTTGTGAACGTTGAGCCTATGACTTCTGCAAGTGAAGACGAGGGTGGATACTTAAGACCAAATGGCGATAAGTATTTCTCTCGTATGTGGGGCGATCACGAAGACGTACTTACTCTTCGTAAAGCGCGTGAAGCAACTGCCAAAGTTTTCTCTGGTCAAGGTGGCTCACCAATGTTTGCACTTCTCTATGGGTCGCCAGGGTGTGGAAAAACTGCACTTATTGAAGCTTCCTTTGGTAGTGAAGAGGGTGGCATTTTTACACTAATGGGAACTGGTGACACAGAAGTGGCAGATCTAATTGGTGGATACGTTCAAACTCCTGCTGGTGGTTTTGAGTGGATTGACGGCGATTTAATTCGCGCCGTTGAAACTGGTGGCGTTTATTTCATTGACGAAATTGGTTTGATAGACCCCAAGGTTTTGTCTGTTGTCTATGGACTTATGGACGGACGGCGCGAAATTACTGTTACTGCTAACCCAGAGCGCGGAACTGTCAAGGCTCACCCAAACTTCTATGTAGTTGGTGCTACTAATCCAAATGCAATAGGTGTTCGCTTGAGTGAAGCTTTGCTATCTCGTTTCACTCTTCAAACAGAAATGGGAACTGACTGGGAACTCGCTCGTAAGTTGGGTGTGGCAACACAATTAGTTACTGCTTCGCAGAATCTATCTAAGAAACAACAAAGTGGGGAAACAACTTGGTCACCACAGATGCGCGAACTTTTAGCTTTTCGCGACATAGCCACTACCTTTGGCGTTTCCTTTGCAGTTTCAAACCTACTGGCTTCTGCACCAGAAATTGACAGACCAGTAGTAGCAGATGTTCTCACTCGCGTTTATGGCGAGGAGTGCAAACCAGCCAAGATTTAATTCCTTTCATTGGCTGGAATTAAAAAAGCAAGTAGGGGTATGTGGTGTACCCCTACTTGCACCTCAAAGCTTTAGAGCGTACAATAAAATCAAATAGTTTTTGGAAGGACTTTTGAAATGGCTCATTTACATTTAGGTACTAAAACTCGAACAGAGAACACTCCACCAGAGTGGTTATCTGTTGGTCGCGACATTGGCGTTCTCGCTAACTCTTGGTCAGGTCGAAGCGACATAGTTGTATTCGTTGGACAAGGCGCAGGTCAGGGCGTTGCCCCTGCTTGCTTTTTACCAGAGAGCGCAGAACTAGAACTTGACGTTGCTCAAGCTTTTGGAAAGGCAACAACTCCAAGAATGATTGGGGACTTAACTGAAAAGAAAAACCAGTACGAGTTTCCAAAGGCAGTTGGCTTAATCTTTCACGAAGCCTGTCACGCATTGACTTCCCAATGGTCAATGAAGAAAGCAAGTGAAGATCTTAATAAGAAAGAGTTTGAAGCTTTAATGCTTCTGGAAGAGTCGCGCATTGAGAAAATTGGCGTAGATAGAAAACCAGAACTAAGAAACTTTCTACGATCTGCTTCTATGGAAATTATTGTTCACGAAATAGAAGAAGACTCTGAACAACTTTCACAGGTACAAAGTTGCGCGAACTTAGTTGGATTAGTTTTAGGCAGAGTGCAAGCAGGTGTCTTGGATAAAGAAGATGTCTATGACGTAAACATTTTGGTTACTAAAGTCTTGGGTCAAGAGATAGTAGACAAATTAAAGTTTATCCTTAAGAACTTTCAAGCCTATCCCTCACGAACAGACATAGAACCTTTATACCCATTAGCAAAACAATGGGTGCAGATCGTTGAAGACTTGCGCGAAGAGCGTGGCGAAGAAGATCAAGATACTTCTGACTCTTCCAAACTTATGGAAATGATTAAAAAAGCATTAGAGAACTCGTCTTCAACAATTTCTATTTCTACTTCAATGGAACTCGAAGAGCAAGAACGCGAAGAAGCCTGGGAAGAAAAAGTAAAGCAGGTCACGAAAGAGTCTGAACAAGAAAAATACAATAAGGAAGTTGCTACTGAAGTCTTTGGTCGTGGCACAAAAGAGTTAATAGCTAAAACAGATAGCACTTTAATTGAAAGACGTAAGCCAACTACTGAAGAGCGTATCTCTGCCGTAAAAATTTCTAAGATGTTGGAACAAGCAAAGTATCGTGACAGAGATGAAGTAGAGATCTCTAGCGAAATACCTTATGGAAAACTACGCACAAGAACTTTGGTACAAGCCAATGCGCTAAAAAGTAAAGGCGTTCACACAAAAGTTGAGCCTTGGCGTAGGACTGTTCGCAAACACACAGATGACCCGACTCTTAATGTTGGAGTAATGGTGGACATTTCAGGCTCAATGAGTAGTGCTATGCAACCTATGGCGACTACTGCTTGGGTAATGAGTGAAGCGGTAAAGCGAGTGCAAGGTCGTTGCTCAATGGTTTACTTTGGTAATGATGTATTTCCAACACTAAAGGCTGGCGAAAGTCTTTCTGAAGTAACTGTTTATAGCGCACTTGACGGAACTGAACGCTTTGATAAAGCATTTAAGGCACTTGACGGAAGCCTTAACCTTTTGTCTGGTCAAGGCGCGAGGTTACTGGTAGTTGTATCTGACGGACATTACACCGAAAACGAGAAAAAGCACGTTAAGAATTGGCTCAGGGCTTGCGCTAAAGCTAATGTCGGAGTGCTTTGGATACCCTTTGACGAGGGCGGTATGGCGACACACCTCTGTGAGGGAAGTCAGGCTGTGGTGTTGGGTGGTAAATTAAATCCAACGGAAGCTTCTACTAAGATCGGTCAGGCTTGCGCTAAAGCCTTAAGCAAGGTCGGCGCGGAGTAAGACCCCAAAAGCTGGCTCTGGGTGCGATACGCCGAGTAATCGGTATCGTCCTTCCAGCGAACTGTTTTCGTACCCAGAGCCTTACCGTTGTAAGACGGCGCGAGATGTAAAGACGGCGTGGGATAGAGAGGGAAATAATGACGGACACACTTCTAAAGACAACGTGGTTAGTACCTATGCAACCTGATAGAACGGACGCAGTTTTCTACCACGACTACGTTGGCGGTCACATTGGTAGCGTTACGCTGCAACACAACGGTGAAGTGCAGACCATAGAGATCTACTGCGAGGGTGACATAGAAGCAGTAAATACCGATACAGCTAAAATCTATCAAAGCTCTTATGACTTCTTTGAAGACGGTTACGACACAGACGAGAAGCTATTCAGCTCTCCAGACAACTCCGACTGGGACGAGAACCCTTGGTTTGATCTTTATTCTGAAGACGGTGAGCATCTAGATTGCGTATCCCATAATTTCCTTAAGGCTCAGAACTTTGCAGAACAACTACTTGTTGAGAACGCAGGGTTAGATCTTGCGTTGTTTAATCTCGATAAGGTATAATGGTTAAAAGCTCGAGGAAAGGAATAACTAATGAGCGAAGTAATGCAAGACCTAACCGCAGAACTGACAACAGACTGCACCTGCACTAACGAAGACGGCACAGAAACAGATACTTGTTTCGACTGCTACGAAATGGATAAAGGTGGTTTCCTTTACCTGATAGATGCGTGGCGTGATGTATCGTCAAACGCAACAGATACCGTTTTGATTAACGGCAAGGGGTTAAGTTGGGAAAGCCGAGAGGGTTTCTGCATAACCGAGTTTGATGACGTGCTGGACAAGCTCACTTTGAATGGCGAGTACACGTTACGGCTACGCCTTTCAGGTGACAAGCTAACTTGCAAACGGGCAAGCCACGATGAGATCGGCGCGAGTTTCGAGTTTAGTTTCGTCCCAGACCAAACCTAACAAGTAAATTAGAATCAGGCGTGAGGTTACTTAGGTAGCCTCACGCCTTATCTTTCAACGGAGTAAGTATGAGAAAGCGTAATCCGCTAGACAAGCTAGTCAAGGGCAGGGGAAGCTACGTCCTTAATCAGAAGTTTCTAGTCTTTGGTGATCGCAGGACTAAGCGGAATAGATCTAGACCAGACAAGAAACGACAAGCTATCCAACGGAGTAGAGAGGAAAGCTGACACAGTAAAAATTTTTTACTGGCAGGGCTGGGGCTTGCGACCCAGTAAACTCTATTTCAAACGTCCCAAATAATGTCAGTCCCTAGGTGTAAAGTTTCACTATCAAGTCATACGGACTTGGTACTTGGAAAGGAACTAAAAAAACACTATGAATAATCCCCTGTACAACCTCAAAAGCAAGCTCGGTACTTCTGTAAGTTGCCCGACTTGTGAAGCAAGTGACGTAGTATTCCTAAGCAGGTCAGCCAAGAGATTCTCTCGACTTCACAATTCAATTCACCGCCACCCTGCGAATGCGCGTAAAGTCGCATAACCAAATAAAGATAACCCCTTGCCTTTCGGTTAGGGGTTATTTTTTTTGATTAAAATTATTAAATAATTTCCCACTAAGAGTTTGACGCATAGGGCAAATAAGATACAATGGGGTTATGGCTTAAGGGTTAAGTCATTGGAAAGGAATACCAAATGTCAATAAATCTGAAAGAGTCGCTAGCGCAACTCAAAATGATTACCGACCAACTAGAAGCAGGCGAGGTATTAA